AGGAAGGAGCCCGCCGATGAGCCAGTGGAACCTCTCCGTGCGCCTCACCGGACAGGGCTCCGGGCTGACCCGCACCCTGCGCACCCTGGCTCGGGAGGCTAGGGACGCTTCCCGTGACGTCAACGCACTCCGCCGCGACATCGACCGCCTCCGCGCAGAAGCCGGGCAAGGCATCCGCCTGAGCCTGCGACTCGAAGACCCCATGCAGCTTCGCCGCGACGTGGCCGCGGCGGTGCGGTGGGCGTCGATGAACCAGAGCATCACCGTCCGCGTGAACGCGGACACCAGCTCACTGACCGGACTCACCCAGTCCCTCGGCGGCTTGGGAGGCGGATCCCGCAGTTCCCGCGGCATGCTGCAAGGGCTGCTCGCGCTCGCCCCGTCGGCGATCCCGCTCGTCGCCGGCCTGTCCACAGGCGTCGCGGCCCTTGCCGGGCAGTTCGCTCTCGGAGGCGCCGCCGCGACCGCATTCGGGATCGCCCTGGCTGGGCAGATCGAGCCCCTCACAGAAGCCGCGGATGCGGAGAAGAAATACCAGGAGGCCGTACGGGAGCACGGCCGGTCCTCCGCCGAGGCCATGCAGGCCCAGCTCAAGTACCAGCAGATCCTCGCCAGCCTGCCGCCCGAGGCGCAGCAGGCCGCGATCGCCCTGTCCCAGCTGAAGCAGAACTTCTCCGACTGGTCCGACGACATGGCCGGCTTCACGATGCAGCCGGTCACCAAAGGCATCACCATCCTCGACCAGCTCATCCCCCGGATGACACCGCACGTGGAGTCGTTCTCCCGCGAGCTGGACCGGCTAATGAACGCCGCGGGCGGCGCCATCACCACACCCGGCTTCGACGCGCTGGCCGACAAGGTCGCTCAGCTTACCGACCAGCAGCTCGACGAGTTCACCGACGACGTCATCCACCTGCTGCGCGTCGTCTCCGAAGGCGACGCCGGCGACGGGGTGCTCGGACAGCTCATGGACTACGTCCGGGAGAACGGGCCCGAAGCGCGCGCCGCGATCCAGGCGATCGGGCAGGCGGTCATGGTCCTCGCCGAAGGTGCCGCCGAAGCCGGCCCGACCATCCTCACCCTCGTTACCGCGGCGGCCCGCCTGGTGGCCGCGCTGCCGCCCGAGCTGGTCGGCATCATCATCCAGGTCGCCACCGCCCTGAAGCTCCTCCAGCTGTCCGGGGCCGGGATGGCGGTGCTGGCGGCCGGGCTGGGCCGGGTCCGCACGCAGATCGCCGCGGTGGGTGCCACGTCCGCCGCCGCGGGCGGAGGCATCGCCGGGCTCCGTGCCGCGTTCCTCGCCCTGGGCACCGCCGCCAAGGCATCGGTGGTGCTCGCCGGGATCGGCGCCCTGGTCTACGTCCTCATGGAGCTGTCCGAGATCGGGCAGGAAGCCCCGCCGGACGTCGACAAGCTCACCTCGTCCCTGCGGCAGCTGGGGCAGACCGGCAAGGTCACCGGTGAGGCCGCCCGCGTCTTCGGGGAAGACCTCGGCGACCTCCACGAAAAGGTTCGGGCGCTGACCGACCCGTCCGCGGTGGACGACATCCAGCAGTGGATCGTCACTCTGGGCGGCCTGGGCGACTGGGACTCCACCCCGGTCAAGAAAGCCAAGGAAGACCTCGACGCCGTCGACAAGGCCCTCGCGGGCCTGGTGAAGAACGGGCAGGCCGACCTGGCGGCGGAGGCGTTGAAGCGGCTCACGGCCGAGTACGGGAAGGGCGGCCGGGACACCAGCCAGTTCACCAAGCAGCTCGACGACTACGAGTCCGCGATAGAAGACGCAAGGTTCGAGCAGGAACTGGCGGCGGCCAGCATGGGGCTCTTCGGCCGGGCGGCCATGGACACCCAGGCCAAGCTGGAGGCGCAGAAGAAGTCCGCTGATGGGCTGAGGCAGTCGATCCTCGCGCTGAACGAAGTCAACCGGGCCGCCGGCTCCGCCATGTCGGCGTTCGAGCAGTCCCTGGACGACGTCACCAGGGCGACCCAGAACCATGCCGGTGCGCTGAGGATGCGCGACGGTGAGCTGGACCTCGGCTCGCAGAAGGCCCGGGACGCCGAGAAAGTGCTGTCCGAACTGGCCGCGAACACCGATGCCGCGGCGGCTGCCGCACGCGAGCAGGGCAAGTCATGGGAGCACGTCAATGGGATCTTCACCGAGGGGCGGAGTGCGTTCATCGCAGCCGCCGACAGCATGGGCCTCACCCGGCAGCAGGCGGAGGCACTCGCCGACTCCTACCTGAAGATCCCCGACGCGAAGTCGATGACGCTGGAGATGCGGACCGAGGACGCGGTCGCCAGCCTCAACAACGTCATCGCCGCCATCCAGGCGACCCCGGACGCCAAGTCCGTGACCGTGAGCGCACTGACCGACGATGCGGTCATCATGCTCGAGGCGCTCGGCTACAAGGTCACCGAGCTCAAGGACGGCCGGTTCACGGTCACCGCGGAGACCGGGACCGCCAGCACGAATCTGGACCAGGTCCGGCAGAAGCGTGACGGGCTGCAAGACAAAACGATCGTGATCAACTCGTCCGTTGCCAGCACCATCGCCGACCTGCAAGCGGTCCAGCAGAAAGTCGCCTCGACCAACGGCAAGACGATCACGATGAAGGCGCCGACCGCGGAGGCCCGTCACCAGCTCGAGCTGCTCGGATTCAAGATCCGTGACACCAAGGGCAAGAACGTCGTCATTACCGTCCCCACCGGCACGCAGCGCGCCAACGTCGGTGCCCTCGGCTCCGCGATAGCCGGGCTCAGGGACAAGACGGTCACCATCACCACCCGGCACGTCAGCATCCACGAGACGGTCCGGAAGAACACGCAGACCACCGCCGACCTCATCGCTCAGCAGGCTGAACGGTTCGCCCAGGCGGACGGCGGCACCATCGACTTCTACGCCCGCGGCGGCATGCGGCGCGAGAACCACGTCGCGCAGATCGCCCCGTCAGGGGCGTGGCGGGTGTGGGCCGAAGACGAGACCGGCGGCGAGGCGTACATTCCCTTCGCCCGGTCCAAGCGGGTCCGGTCCCGCGCCATCGCCGAGGAAACCATCCGCCGCCTGGGCGGCGACCCGGCCACCATCCAGTGGAACGCCAACGGCAACATCACCGACTGGCGCTACGACCCCGTCTCCGGGTCCCTCTACTCCGCATCCGACGCCGGGCAGGCCGGCCACAAGACCAAGAAAGTCAAGGTCAAGGTCAAGGGCAAGTGGCAGACCAAGGAGGTCGAGTACTTCGACATCACCGCGGTCGAGAAGAAGCTGAAGGCCGCAGCGAAGGCCACCACCGTCTGGAACAAGAACCTGGAGAAGGTCGCGGACCGGGTCGGTGGAGACGTCGCCGAGGCCCTCGCCTCGATGGGCGAGGACGGCATGAAGCTCGCCGAGAAGATGGCCAAGGGCTCGACGAAGTACATCAACGAGATGGCTGCCGCCCTGCGGAACCTTCAGAAGACGGCCAAGGCGTCGCTGACGGACTACACGCGGCAGATGGGCGCGGCGAACAAGGTCAACAGTGAGTTCTCCCGGGACCTAGCGCAGCTCGCGGCGCAGGGATACGGCGACCTGGCGTCGCAGCTCGCGGCGCAGGGCGATGAAGCTGCGATGCAGCTCGCGGACGCCGCGGCGAGGGACAAGGGCAAGGCGAAGGCCGCGAACGAGCAGGCGAAGCGGGCGAACAGCCAGCTCACCGGCGAGGAGCAGGCCGACCTCATCCAGATCATCGCCGCGATCAAGAACAAGAACACCGGCATCCACGCGGTCGCGGATGCGACCGGTCTGGGTGAGGACGTCATCATCGACGTCGGCAACAAAGCCAAGGTCCAGATCATGCAATTCCTCGGCGGCCGCGCCCAACGGTTCCTCGCCGACCTCTTCAAGGCGAACAAGGGCATGGCCTACGCGGACGGTGGGATCCGTGCGGGCCTGTACGCCACGCAGGGCGGGATCATCCGGTTCGCGGAGCCGTCCACGCGGGGCGAGGCGTACATCCCGCTCGGGGAGAACAAGCGGCGCTCGGCGACCGCGGTGCTGTCCAACGTCGCCGGCCGGTTCGGGCTCGGCCTGACCGACGGGCAGGGGCAGCGGGTCGTCATCATCCGCGAGCAGGGCCCGCTGGTCGGCGAGTCCCACTTCCACATCGGCGCCCATAGCTCCGACCAGGATCTGGCCCGCGCCGTGGAGGCCCGGCAGGCATACCAGCTGAGGCGCCTGGCGCGCGGGGGAGTGGGAGCCCGATGAGCACACCTGTAGAGCTGATCGACGGTCAGCACGAGCTGGCCGGCTTCCTGATCGGCAAGGACACCCCGGTCGTCATCGCCACCATCGAGGGCCTGGGCCGGGCGCCGGTACGGACATCGGACACCGAGCCGCCCGGCGAGGACGGCCTGTGGCTCGGCCAGGATCTGTTCGCCGGCCGGGAGGTCCGGATCGACGCCGCCATCAAGGTGCCCGGCGACGAGGCCGGCGCCCTGGCGGTGCACGAGGCGTTGCAGAACGCGGCCGACGACGAAACGGTCCGCCTGGCGGGCGGCGCCGCCACCACTCTCCGGCTGAAGTTCCCCGGCCGCCCGTCACGCACGGTGCGGGGCAGGATCCGCAAGTTGGATGCCGACCTGTCCCAGGCCAAGCACGGCTGGATCCCCCTCGACATCGAGTTCACCGGGCAGGACCAGCTGTTCTACGCGGACCTCCCAGACACCACGTCGATGCCGCTCGGCTCCGTCGCGCGCGGCGGGCTGACGTTCCCGCTGATGTTCCCGTTCACGATCGAGCTCACCGCGGGCGCCATCGGCCGGCCCGGGTTCCTCGACGTGGCGGGCACCGCCCCCACCTGGCCCGTGCTGCGCGTGCACGGCCCCTGCGCCAACCCGAAGATCACCCACGTGGAGACCGGCCGGTCCCTGACCGTGCAGGGCTCTCTCGCAGCGGGGGAGTGGGTGGAGATCGACACCCGGCCCGGATGGCGGACCGTGCTCCGTGACAACGGCGGCGGCATGCCGCTGACCCCGCAGTCCCGCATCGACCTGTTCCGCCTGCTGCCTGGCATGAACGAACTCCACTGGACCGCGACCGACCCTACTTTGACCAGCACTCTGGCCGTCACTTGGTGGCCGGCCTACAAGGCCCTCTGAGGAGACCACCGATGGCACTCGTCCCTGTACCGATCGCGACGCTGGGCGCGGAGCACTCAGCGCAGCAGTTCCGCATGATGATCAAGGATTTGGCGCGGGACAACCAGGGCGTCACCACCGGATCAGACTTGAAGGTCACCGCTCTCGCGACGCCGGGCGGCGCCGTGCAGATCGGCGACGGATCCGCGGTCATCGCCGGGAAGGTCTCCCCGGTCCAGGGCTACTACAACGCGTACAACATCGGCTCCGACACCGTGCAGATCGCTGCGACGGGCAGCACGTCCCGCTCCGACATGCTCGTGCTGCGCGTCGAGGACCCCGAGTACGAGGGCGACCGCGACCCCGCTACGGATCCGATCGTGTTCTTCGAGGTCATCCCCAACGTTTCCTCGACCGCGACGACGGTGCCGGCCGGGTACTCGGCGATCCCGCTCGCCCGGATCGACATCCCATCGTCCACTGCCACGATCACCAACGCGATGATCAAGGATCTGCGGCAGATCGCGAACCCGCGGCGGGAACGGATCCTCACCCCCTACTACTTTCCGGGCCCGTTGCAGGAGATATCTGGGACATCCACGACGTGGAAGACCCACCCGAACGTGACCATGGCGACGCTGGCCATCCCATCGTGGGCGGCCACCGCGAAGGTCGTGTTCTCGGCGACCAACATCCGGCTTGCCGAAGGCGCGATCTTCGCCGGGTTCCGGTTCATGCTCGGCAGCACCGAAGCCGTCCAGGAAGTCCGCATCGACGACAACCAGGGCACCTCGGCCCGCCGCGTCTACGTGGAGATCGTGGAGACGATCGATCTGACCACCACAGCCGGGGCGGCGATGCGCGGCACCAACCAGCCGTTCCGCGCTCGGATGCGCACCGACGCCTTCAATGACGGAAAGATCGGCGCCGACTCCCTGACCAGCTACAAAATCGACGTCGAGTTCCTCGAGGGCCGCCTGTGACCAGCCGCTGGCGGTACTGGACCCAGCACGCCCTGACCGGGGTGATGCTGCACCCCGCGCTGCCGCTGACCGACGTCGAGTTCGGCAACGAACTCAACGGCCCAGGTGAGCTCCGCGGCACCCTCACGCCCCGCTTCGTGAAAGCCAACGCGGCGTCGCTGCTGCCGGGCAAGGCCCTCATCTACGCCGAAGCCGACGGCATCCTCCGCTGGGGCGGCCTCATCTGGGACGTCACCGTCGAGGACGGTGAATACCGCCTCGAGGCCGCGTCCTGGTCGTCGTACCTGAACGCCCGCCACGACCACCACGGCGAGCTCGCCGGCCGCGGCCCCTACGTGAACACCGACCCATGCAAAATCATCCGCGACATCTGGGCCTACGCGCAGTCCCAGCCCGACGGCAACCTCGGCGTCACCGTCGACACGACGACGTCGAGCATGAAGGTCGGCACCCCCGCAGAGCCCTGGCACTCCTACTGGTACGAGACGCCCAACCTCGGCGACCAGGTCGACGACCTCATCTCCGAGGACGGCGCCCCCCAGTACACGAACACCTGCCGCTACCTGGCCAACGGCACCGTCGAGAGGCGCCTCAAGCTGGGCTATCCGCGGCTGGGTGCCCGTCGCACCGACATCAGCTTCCGCACCGGCGTGAACATCGTGACCGCGCCGCCGGTGGAGTACTCGGGCGACGACTACGCCAACGTCATCCTCGCCACCGGCTCCGGTGAGGGAACCGCCACCCGCCGGGCTGAGGCGCCGTCCCGGGACGGGGGGCTGCGCATGGAGCATGTTCTGGCCCTGCCGACCGTCAACGGCAACGACATCCTCGCCAAGCGCGCCGCGGCGGAGCTGAAACGCCGCAAGATCATGGGCCAGGTCGAGACGATCACCGTGCGGGACCATCCCAATGCGCCCCTCGGGTCGTGGCAGATCGGCGACGACGTGACCGTCACCGTCAACAACCAATGGGTGTCGTGGTCCGGCTGGGCCCGGGTCGTCGCCGAGTCCTACCAGCCCGACAAGGCGCCCGACCAGGCCGTCCTCACCCTGAAACGCGCCGACTCCTACCACTACGGACCCCCGGAGGCAGCCTGATGGCCCGCAGCATCCCCCAGGAGCTCGCCCGCCTCGCCCGCGAGCTGAAGGAGATCAAGAGAGGGCAGCGGTACGCGCACGGCGGCAGCATCGAGAACAGCGCGGTCGAGGTCAAGGACGGCACGGGGAGTCTCCGAGCGATCGTCGGCGTGCAGGCCGACGGGACCACCGCCGTGAACATCGTGAACGGGCCGCCGCCGCCTCAGCCGAGCCCGCCGATCGTCACCCCGGTTCTCGGCGGGGTCGCCGTCTCCTGGGACGGCGCCTTCGCTGATGGTGCCGTGCTGCCGCTGGACTGGCAGCGCATCGAGGTACACGCCTCCGCCATCGACGGCTTCACCCCCGTCCCGGACACCCTCCACGGCACCATCGAAACCCCGCAGGGCAGCACGGTCGTCGCCGCCACCGACACCCCCGTCTACGTCCGGCTGCTGGCCCGCAGCACCTCCGGTACCGCCTCCACGCCATCCGCTCAGGCTGGGCCCGCCGGCCCGGCGCCGGTCGTCGCCCAGGAACTCCTCGACGGGATCGTCACCAGCAGCAAAATCGCCGCCGGCGCGGTCACCATCAACGCGCTCACCGAATCCCTCGCCGACACCGCCTCCCAGCGCTACGTCGATGCCATGGGCGACCCGACCGCGTGGACCGTCCTCACCAAAGCACCAGCCGCGACCTGGACCTTCCTGGACGGCGTCACCGACGCCCGCACCGGCAGCACCGTCGCCCAGGCCACCGGCTACACCGTCGTCCGTGGCACCCTGCAGATGCCCTACGACCCCGACGTGCTGTACCGGGTCTCCGTCCGGGCCCGGACTACAGCCGCGTCCGCGTCCGGCACCGACACCCTGTACGCCGGCGTCCTCGGCATCGCCGCGGACGGCGTCACGTACGTCAACCGGACCGGCGCCAACTCGTACTACACCCAGCTCTACCCGGCCGCCTCGAACACAGCGCAGCCCACCGCCTCGGGCTGGGTCACCTACACCGGCTACCTGAAAGGGCACGCCGCGTCCGGGACCGTCGGCACGATGCCGGATCCGCGCACCCCGGGCGCCGCCCACACCAACGTCCGCTTCCTCGCCCCGCTGCTGTACCTGAACTTCGGCTCCGGAACCTCCGGCGACACCGGCACCATGCAGGTCGACGCGTTCACCCTGGAAGCGCTGAAGACCGGCGTCGTGAACAGCAGCAACCTCGTCGCCGGGTCGGTGACGACGGCCGCGCTCGCCGCGGACTCGGTCACCGCCACACACATCCAGGCGAACGCCGTGACGACAGCTAAGCTCGACGCGGAAGCCGTCACCGCAGCGAAGATCGCGGGCCTGACCATCACCGGCGACAAGATCGCCGCGAACGCCATCACCGTCGGCAAGCTCGCCGCTGGCGCCGTGGACGCGACCGCGCTCGCCGCGGACGCCATCACCGGCAAGACCATCACCGGTGGCATCATCAACGGTTCCCTTATCCAGACCGCGACCAGCGGGCCCCGGGTCACCGTCAACGAGGACAACCTCAACAAGGTCCTCGTCTACGACGCGACCACCCCCACCGCGATCGGGGAACTCTCCGAGCGGGGCCTGCTCCTCCAAGGCAACAACGGCGCAATCCTCTGGCTCGACCCGGACAGCGCCTATCCGAACCTGCGGTTCACGAACGCGGCTCAGACGAACAGCGCCTACGTCAACGTGTCCGAGACCTCGCCGGGCGCCGCCGACCTCGGCCTGACCTCCGGGGTGTTCACCGGATCCGGGTTCTCGGACATGAAGTGGCGCACGTTCATGGGTAACGATTTCGCGGTCATCGAGCGAATCAGGAACGCTGACGATCAGTACTCGGTGGGTGGGCGTTTCTTCCTCAGCGGCACCTCCGCCTCTCTCGGCTACCGCGACTCCGGCGGCACGTCCCAGAGCAGCACGCTCTTCGTGCAGGCTGGGCACGCTTTCGTCAGCGGCGGACGGTTCAGCGTCCAGCCCCCCGCATCGTCGTCCAGCGCTGTCCTCGTTAGCGTGGCCGCCGGGCACACAGGCAACCTGCTGAACCTCACCGTTGACGGTGCCACCAGGATGAACGTCGACAAGGACGGCAACACTGACATCAAGGGCATCATGACGGCCGGGAACATCGCGTCCGGCACCATCACCATCACCCCCTCCGCCGCCCACACCCCGACCAGCGCCAGCGTCAACTTCGGCCCGCTGAAGGGCACTACTTTCCGCGGCTACGCCACCGCCGTCACCACCGTGCCCGGCGTCCGCACCCCGGTCGGCGCCCAAGGCGTCACCGGCGTTTCCGTCTCCTCGGTTACTTCCAGCAGCATGCTGGTCTGGGTCAACCGGGAGAACACGACCGCAACCGTCATCAACTGGATGGTGATCGCATCATGACCGAGTCCGCGTCCGAATCGACACAGAGCACCGAGCCGCCCCAGCCCCCCGAAGGGGATCCGCCGCCCGAGCCGGTCGACCCCGACCCGGAGACCCCGGATCCGATACCCGACCCGGAGCCCATCACCTGGGAGCCGCAGACGTGGTACGCCGTCACGGCCGCGTGCCGCACCCCCGGATGCCGGCAGGAGAACATCGTCGTCGACATCCCGATGTTCTACTCCAACAACGGCGACCCCAAGTTCTGTCGCGTCGTGTGCGCCCAGGACGGCGCGTGCGGCAAGGACGCCACGATCCTCACCGCGAGCAAGCTGGACCCGCAGCCGCCGGAGGAATGAGCAGCCAGGCGGGGGCAACAGCCCCCGCCGCAGGCCCTAGCCTGATCACAGGGGCGACCCTCCGCCCCGAGCAGCACCCCTCCGAGGGACGGCCGCAGCATGTGGCCCGCCATCACAGTTCACCTGGGCGCGGGGAGATCCAGGAGACCGGGCGATGCCCGATCCGAGCACACCACAGGACGAGTCGACGACTGCCCGGAAGAAGACCGCCGCAGCCCCGGAGCTCGAGCCGGCCACCGACACCACCACGGCATCCGACACCAGTACTACCTACGAGCCGTACCCGGGCGCCGGATTCTTCCACGGCGGCCGCCACTCCCAGGTCTTCGTGGCGATGGCCGCCCGCCTCGAGGTCGAGGGCTGCACCGACGGCCGCTACCTGGGCCCGGACTGGACGAACGCCCACCGTGACGCTTTCGCTGCCTGGCAGCGCACCCTGCGCCCCAAGGAGGGCGGCGACGTCTCCGGCATCCCCGACCAGGTGGCCTGGGACCGACTCCAGGTCCCGCGCGTCAGCCCCATGACCGGGGAGGCGTCCTGATGGCCAAGCCACTGTCCGCCGCCGACTTCCTGGACTGCCTCCGCGACGAGGGCCTGAACGTCGTCGAGGTCGACGCCTGGGAGACCCACAACCGCAACAGCAAGGGCCCCTGGGGTCCCCTCCACGGCGTGATGATCCACCACACCGTCACCCGGGGCAGCAGCACCACCGTCGAACTGTGCCGCAAGGGACACAGCAGCCTCCCCGGACCCCTGTGTCACGGCGTCATAACCAAGGACGGCACGGTCCACCTCGTCGGATACGGCCGCGCTAACCACGCCGGCCTGGGCGACCCGGACGTTCTGGCCGCGGTCATCGCCGAACGGCGACCGCCCACAGACAACGAGGCCACGGTCGACGGCAACCGGCACTTCTACGGCTTCGAGTGCGAGAACCTCGGCGACGGCAAGGACCCGTGGCCCGACGAGCAGATCGAGGCGATCGTCCGCGTCATCACGGCGCTGGGCCGCCGCCACGACTGGGCGGCCCGCTCCGCGCTCCGGCACCTCGACTGGCAACCCGGCAAGATCGACCCCCGCGGACCGCAGTTCGACTGGGACGACATCCTCAGCCGAGTGGCGAAGCGACTGGCCGGGGCCACGCCCAGCAAGCCGACACCCCCCGCGCCGAAGCCGCTGCCCACGCCGAGCAAGCCGGTCGTAGACCTGTCCAAGCTGGTCGCCGCCGCTCGGTCGAACCCGGCGGCGAAGGGCCAGCCCGTCACCTACTCCGGCGTGAGGACCGTCGAGGCCGCCCTGGTCGATGCGGGCCTGCTGAGCAAGCGGTACAGCGACGGACACTGGGGCACCACCACGATCACCGCCTACGCCGCGTGGCAGCGCAAGCTCGGCTACCGCGGCAAGGACGCCGACGGCATCCCCGGCCGGACCTCCCTGGAACGCCTTGGCGACAGGTACGGATTCACGGTCACGGCATGAGCGCCCGCCGCGCCGCGCTCGTCCACTACTGCCTGGCGGGCGTCTGGGCGCTGCTCGTGATCCCCACCCTGCTGTTCTGGAAGAACAGCGTCCTATGGGTGGCTGCGATGTCGCTGTACGCGAACTTCGTCGGACATCTCTCCGCGGCAAAGGCAAGCCGCGCCGAACAGGAAGCGCAGAAATGAAAATTCTTGGCCGAGAGCCCGCCCTGCTGCTGGGCCTCATCGCTGCCGGCGTGAAGATCCTCGGGTACGAGTTCGACGTGTCCGCTGGCGTCCAGACCGGCATCAACACCGTCGCCGCCGCCGTGGTCGGCCTGATCCTCGCGGTCCTCGCCCGCAACGGGGCCTGGGCGGCCGCTCTCCTCCAGACCGCGCAGGCCGTCATGAGCCTGTTCGTCGGTCTCGGGCTGGACTGGTCCGCGGACCGGCAGGCGCTGTGGATGGGCGCCATCGCCGCGGCTGTGGCAGTCGTGGAGCGGTTCATGGTGACGCCGCCGCTGCCCACCACGCCGCTGGAGGAATCGAGCCCCCTGGCGAAGCCGCACGGCCCGCGGGCCGTCTAACCCACCCGTACCCGGAGCAATCAGTGGCTGACGAGCCGACCCTGGGCGAAGTCCAGCGCCGCATGGAGCAGGGGTTCATCGACCTCAAAGACGACATGCGGGAACTCGGCGTGCGGCTCGACAGCAAAGTCGATCAGAAGGTCTACGACCTGCGTCATGAGGCCCTGGCCGCCAGGGTGACGACGCTGGAGACCCTTCGCGAAAAGGACGCCGAGAAGATCGTGGCGACCCGCCGATGGCTGGTGGGCGCCGTGATCGTACCGCTCATCGGGATTCTTCTACCGGTGATCATCCTTCTGGTGCAGGGGTCTTGATGTCAGGGACAGGGGCACAAATACGAGCCGAGGAACGCCGCTGGCGCCGCGGGGACATCTTCACGGTCGCCATCGCAGTCTTCCTCGGCCTGGCCATGGCCTGGATCGTGCTGTCGGTTCAGCAGCTGCGCAGCGACCTGAAGGTGTCGAACGAGGCCCGGGACGCTCTGGCACGGCAGGTGCTGGAGCTGGGTGAAAAACCGGTGACCAGTGAGTCCCAAGGCCGCTCCGACCCGAGTAAGCCTGTGCCCGGCCCGAAGGGCGATCCAGGTTCGCCCGGCCCTTCCGGCCCCGCCGGTCGTGCCGGCGCTACGGGCCCGTCCGGTAGGCCGGGTGCGGACGGGCGGAACGGTGTGAGCACCACAGGCTTGCCGGGGCCGCCCGGTCAGGATGGGGCGCCTGGCCAGCCCGGCACGAACGGCCAGCCCGGCGCTGACGGACAGCCCGGCCCGCCTGGGCCCCAGGGAGAGCCGGGGCCCCAGGGAGAGCCAGGGCCAGAGGGCCCCCAAGGCCCTCCCGGACAGGACGGCAAGGACGGTCAGACCTGCCCCGACGGGTACAGCCTCCAGGCCCCGGCAGACGACCCGGACGCGCTCGTATGCCGCAGAGACGGCGCCCCCCAGCCAGAGCCGCAGCCGTCCCCGCAACCGACCGTCCTCGGCGTGGCTCCCGAGCGCCGACGGGCATAGTCCCCGACTCTGGCCGGATGGTCATGGGGCGACGCGGCCGTTGGCGTTGAAGGCGGCGTACGTGAGGGGCATGAGCCTGGCCCACTCGGCCTCCATCTTCTCGCCGACCATTTCGATCTCCCGCTGCGGGAAGGAGGGCACCTTCGCCAGCTCGTGCTGGGTGCGCAGGCCGAGGAAGTGCATCAGCGAGCGGGCGTTGCAGGTGGCGTAGGCCGACGAGTACAGCCCGACGGGGAGGACCGAGCGGGCGACCTCCCGCGCGACGCCCTTCGCCAGCATCTCCTGGTAGACGCCGTAGGCGATGGAGTACGACATCCTCATCGCTTCCTGGGTGATCCGGTGCTGTTCCGGGGTGCCGTCTACGAACCGGTACCGGCCGGGCTTCCCGTCCTGGACGAGCTTGCGGTCCGGGCCGGGGATGTAGAAGACCGGCTGGAGCTCCCGGTAGCGGCCGGACTCCTCGTTGTACGACCAGCCGGCGCGGTGCCGCATGAACTCGCGGAAGACGAAGATCGGAGCGTTGATGAAGAAGGTCATCGAATTGTGCTCGAAGGGGCTCCCGTGCCGATCCCGTATCAGGTAGTTGATCAGTCCCTTGGAGCGCTCCGGGTCCTTGTTCAGCTCGTCGAGCGACTGCTCCCCGAGCGTGGAGACGCGGGCCGCGAACAGTGCGTCGGCGTCGGACGCGCTGTGCTTCACCAGCTCTACGGTGACGTCGCTGCGAAAGACGGGCTCGGGCGTGGGCGCCTGGTCGGGCATGGGAAGGGCTCCGATCGAGGGGAAGGGCGGTACCTCCAGTGTCCCGGCGCCGCGGCGCGGTGTTCCCTCCGCACAGTCGTACGATGACAGCGTGAGCACCACCCCTGACAGACCCGTCCCGCCGGCCCCGGAGTGCGCCCCGTCGTACGTGGGGCCGTGCACGAAGTGCCAGCATCCGACGCACCGCTACGGGCCGGGCGGGAACCCGCTGTGTGTGCTGTGCCGACGGGAGCTGGAGGAGTGGCGGGCATCCCAGGGGAAGGCGACGTCGGGCCGCGTCTAGGCTTCTGACGTGCTCCTTTCCGATAGAGACCTCCACGCAGCGATAGCCGGCGGACGACTCGGCGTCGCCCCGTACGACAAGGCGATGCTCCAGCCGGCCAGCATCGACGTCCGTCTCGACCGGTCCTTCCTGGTCTTCGAGAACCACCGGCATGCCTGCATCGACCCCGCGGTGGAGCAGGACGACCTGACACGGCTGGTGGAGGTCGACGACGGGGAGGCGTTCGTGCTGCACCCGGGCGAGTTCGTGCTGGCGTCCACCTTCGAGCGGGTGCGGCTGCCGGACGACCTGGCGGCCCGGCTGGAGGGGAAGTCGTCGCTGGGGCGCCTGGGTCTGGTGACGCACTCAACGGCGGGGTTCATCGACCCCGGGTTCGAGGGGCACGTCACGCTGGAGCTCAGCAACCTCGCCACCTTGCCGATCAAGCTGTGGCCGGGGATGAAGGTCGGGCAGCTGGCCGTCTTCACACTCAGCTCGCCCGCTGAGGCGCCTTATGGCACGAAGGGCATCGGGTCTCGGTACCAGGGGCAGCGCGGGCCCACCGCCTCCCGGTCCTGGCAGGACTTCCACCGGACCGCCCTGCCATCCTGACGCAGGAGGCCCCCACCGGTGGTGGGGGCCTCCTGGTCTGGCCGCTAGTGCCGGTTCTCCCACCAGACGAGGAGCACGCTGACGGCACCGCTCCCAACGCCGTACGAGGCGCCTCGGATGATCTGGTGCTTTACCGTGCGGCCGTGTCGTGCGACCTTCTTCGCAGCCCAATCACGTGGGCGGCGAAGGACACGCAACAGTTGTTGCGCTAGGGTAGGGCTGTCGTCATCACTCATGACGGTGCGCCTTTCTGTTGTAGGTGGGCGCGCGCAGAGAGCCCTCCGGCTGTGGCCTCGGAACCGGTGCCGGGAAGCAGGGCTCTCTTTGCGTTGTCTGGGACCTTACTGGATGAGCGCTGAAGGGGCGTACTCCCGCCGGGCTTGGGCCAGTTCGGTGGTGTGGATCTCGGCCACGGCAGGCGTTCGTGCAGGTCACGGGGTTCGAGTAGACGCGAGTTGACGAGGCCTTACGCGATGTCAGCGAGTCCCCTCTAGATCGATCTCATCTGGTCTCATCCCCTCTCAACAGTCTGTTTGCTAGTTGGCCGGTATTCGTCCAGGCCCTGCGGTGGAGCACGCTGCGGCGGTGGATTCCGCGAGCAGCACGCCAGGTAGTGTGCACGTGATGGTGCCCCGCCTGCTTACCTCAGGCGGGGCACCATCACGTTCGGAGGTTGGTGTCCTCACTTCTCGGTGGCGCGGTCGGCGGCGAGGCGGGCGGTGGTCTTGTCCCAGACGTTCTCGTAGCGCACCCAGCGTTGCCCATCGACGTCCCACTGGTCGACGGCAATGCGCTGGACGTTGCTGAGCCCGGCAGCCACGCGCTCCTTCTCGTCCTCGACAGCGCGGTACGCGGCGGGCTTGGACCGGTGCGTGGTGTAGACGGGCACGCTCGGCGTGGTCAGCACGAGGCGCCACGGCTTCGACGGCTTCTTCGCGGCCATGGTCGGTGTCCTCACTTCTCGTCGCGTCGGTGGTGCTTCCGCTTGTGGTTCTGGACGCTCTCCCGCGTCCCCCGGTATCCCGGCTTCGTGCTGCACTCGTCGCATTCCACCCAAACGCCGTCCTTGACGGCGGCCGCGCTGACGGAGTGGTGGGGGCCGTAGCCGTGGGCGTGGAGGAAGTGCGGGACGCTGCCCTCGTACTTGAGGGCGATGAGGGCTGCTTCGGCGGCCTTGTCGTGTCCAGCGGCGAAGAACTTGCCGAGGCCGACTTCGCGTTCGCAGCCGCACCAGCAGGTGCCGGTCGGGATGAGACGGGGCTTCTCATTGCTTGCCATGCATCCATGGTAGCTTCCCTTGGGTGTAAGTCAAGGATTTATTCCAAGGATTCAGGGTCCACAGTGCGGCGAGGCCGCCCCAGGCGCAAGAAGCCCTCGACCGCAGAATCGCTCCTGACGAAGAATCTGACGAACCGTCAGTCGCGATAAGCTCACATACGCCACATCCCGCGCCGCTCGTCCGTTTGACCAGGTATGCGCGCTGAAGAACGACGACGACTGCTCGGGGACGAAGTCATCGCCCACATCCATGCCCGCGTTGCCGAGGCCCCCGAGCCGCCTCCGGAAGTTGTAGACACACTGCGGCGCATCCTCGCCAACCCCGTCGGCCGCCCAGGTCAGGGCAACGCGCCCTCTAGCTCTAGGTAATGTTCCTGATCCGCAGCCTGTGACCGTCGCCTAGCGCTGATCGTTCACAGAACATGACCTCCCGCATCACTCCTTCCGCAGCCGCATTGCTCCTTGCAGGCGACCGTTGGTACGGCTTCCTCCAGCAACGCTTCGAGGAAGCCGGCCGGATGCCGGAGTATCACCGCATGCTCGGCGAGACCTACGGCCGATTCGTCGTACACGCTGAGCATGGAGACGAGCACGCGATGGCTTACCTGGACTGGATGCGCGCCGAAGCTCAGCGGTTCGACAGACACCCGGACTTCCCTGGCGGACCTGTACGGCAGGAGGAGGATCCCTCTGGGGGAAGTGCATAACGTGTGTTGGGCGCCCGAGCGGAGGGATCATGCTGTCTGGCGTCGGATAACCTCTCCTTCTCCGACGCCGCGGCCGCAGTCGGCGCCGACCCGACACACCCCCTGATCAGCCCTTCGGGCATCACATCGGTTCATGTACTAGATAATTACTGTTATGTGGATCTCCCGGATGGAGGGGGACCGACTGTGATCCGGAGGACCGATGAAGGAGCTGGTGCAGTTCCTGCGCGAACGACTGGACGACGACGAACGGCGAGCGCGAGCGGCAACACCCGGGCCGTGGAGGCAGTCAGGGATCGGCGACTACGGATGGACGGTGTCCTTCAGCCGACCTGGCTCCGGAGTCGAAGCAGAGGACAGCGACCAAGGACGCGCCGACGCCGACTTCATCGCCGCTCACGATCCGACCCGCGCCTTGGATGAGATCGACGCGAAGCGACGGATGGTCAACCGAATCACCTACCACGCCGACCTGATGGGCTGGGACGAGGTACACGGCGACCTGCTGCGGTCTCTCGCCTCTGTGTACTCCGAGCACCCGGACTATCAGAAGGTCTGGCGGTCGTGACCGAGCTGGTCCCCAGAGCACGCCCGGGCCAGCTCGCCGCGCGCACCCGCAGCGCCGCCGACGACTGGCCCCCCGAAGCCCTCGACTTCGCCACCGAGTTGGCCGACCACTACCCGACCGGCGACCCCTACCCCGGCTTGGTCGGAGCCTGGATCGCCCGACAGAAGACCGTCAACACCCGGCGCACCTACGTCCGCCAGTATCGGGTCTGGGACACCTACGCCCGTGAGAGAGGCACCCACCCCCTCACGGCACGGTTCCCGTTGGCCGAAGCGTTCTCCCGCCACCTAGAGACCGCGCCCACCATGCAACCGGTCAAGGGCGGCCACCGCGGGGAGAAAGCACCCACCGGACCACCCCGCTCCGACGCCGCCCGAGCCAACCTCCTGTCGGCGTGCTCCTCCTTCTACACCTACGCCGTCCGCGCCCGCGCCGCAGAGTTCGACCCCTTCGACCTCGTCGCCCGCCCCGAACTCGACCAAGACGGCTCCGACACCCAGGGCAGCACCGAAGAAGAGTCCGCGCGACTACTCGCCGCGGCCTACGAGGACGGGCCCCGCTCCTACGCCCTCCTCCTCGCCATCTACACCGTTGCCCTGCGCCTCGACTCCGCGCTCGGCGCCCGCGTCGAGGACCTTGGCTACGACAAGGGACACCGCATCCTCAACGTCCGGCTCAAGGGCGGCCGCCGCAAACCCAAGGTGGTCCCGCCGGCGACTGGGCACGCCATCGACGTCTACCTGAACGGCCGGACTACGGGGCCGTTGTTCCAGACTCGCACCGGCCGACCGCTCGACCCGGCCTACGTGTGGCGGCTCGTGCGGCGCCTCGCCGCGAAGGCCGGCATCGCGAACGCGGCCACGTTCCACCCGCACGTCCTCAAGCACGACGCCGTCACCCACGCCCTGGACGCCCCCGACGCCAAGCTCCACCACGTCCAGGACTTCGCCGACCACAAGGACCCGCGCACCACCCGACGCTACGACCGGCGCCGGGGCCGTCTCGACAACAGCCCCGGCTACCGCATCGCCGCCCGGATCGCGGAACGCCTTCCCGGCGGGGACGACGACTAACTAGCGGCGGGTGTGCGGGTGGGGGTCTGTCCCCACCGGATCTTCTCGGCTGCCTCTTCCTCGTCGACCAGGAGCCTTCCTTCTCCGAAGCAGTCGTCGCAGGATCCCCAGCCGAGGGTGGGCTCGCCGCCCTCTTCCTCGGGAGGTTGGGTGACCTGTACAGACCCGTCTCCGTCGCATTCATCGCACGTGAACTCGTACTCGCCCGCTACCAGCGCCATTGCGTGTCCTCCCCGAGCCGTGTGTGGGCTGTGATCTTACTCAGCCGACGGCCTGGGCAAGGAGAACCCGCTTACGAACATCGGTCTCTAGCCGCGCAGGCGGGCCGCGCCGCGAGGAGTCCGTGGACGAACACTGCCAGGTCCTCGACGGGGCCGGGGCGATCCCGGCCCAGCGCAAAGCCCGCCGCGAGTACGAGAACAGAGCCGGCACGCTCACACCCGGACCATGATCACCGGCTTAGCGTTAACCGCTGTACCGATGTTCCCCGAGGTCGTCCCAGTAGCCGGTGTGGGCGATGGTGTCGGCGGTGACGGGAGGCTGCCGTTCGGCGAGGAGGGGGTGGGCGGCGCAGATTTGCTGGACGAGCATGTTGGGGTAGCGGGAGACGATGGGCCGGCCGCCCTGGCCGAGGATGAGGGTGTGGACGCCTTCCTGGGGTCGGGGCCGGTGGGGGAGGTACGCCTTGAGCGCGGCGACGGTGAGGGGCTCGAGGACGAACTTCTTGCCGACGTTCTCGAAGGCGTCGGGGGCGCGGATTTCCCAGGTGCCGTCTTGCAGGTCGTACAGGTGCCGCATGTCGAGGCGGACGATCTCGCCGGGGCGGAGGCCCTCGAGGAGGAGGTAGGCGATGAGGCGGTCGCGGAGGTAGTGGCGGGCTTGGTCTTTGCCCCACATGCCGATGCAGGTGAGGAGGACGGCGCGTTCCATGGGGGTGAGGCGTTTGGGTGGGGTGGCGTCGCGGTCGACGCCGGAGCGCAGCAGCTTCAGGTCGGGGAGCTGTCGTATGGCGCCGGCGTCGCGGGCTGCTTCGTAGTAGCCGGTGAGGGCGGTGATGCGTTTGTCGTGGGACTTGGCGACGTCGGGGTGGTGCTGGGCGAGCCAGGCGAGGGCGTCGGGGCCGTCGAAGGGCCGGCCGTCGAGGACCTCGCGCAGGTAGCGGTCGTGGGCCCATTGGGCGATGTGGTGGAGGCCGAAGGCCCACGGGTCGACGCCGGCACTGTCGCACCAGTCGAGCCATGAGGTGACTTCGATGCGGTAGGTGGCCTGGCTGGTGGGGCGGAGGGTGCCGTTGGTGAGCCAGGTGTCGAGCAGGGTCCGTGGGTCCATGCGGTATATCGTGCCCGGTCTCGGGCAGTGTTGTGGATCTTCTTTTACGGAACCTCGGGGTCCACCCGTTCAGAGGGCGTCTTCCGTGCGGTGCGTGGGGAAGTGCGGGGGGGCTTGCGCGCGCGACTTCTCTTAGTGGTGGGTGGGCCCGAGGTTCCGTAAAAGTGCTGGTGGAGGGCACTGTGGGGGTGGTGCGGTCGTGGTGAGAACACGCTATGCCCGATCCCGCAGCACCTTCCCCGGACATGCAGCGGCGCCCTCCCCTTCCGGGAGGACGCCGCTGACGTGAGACGGCGCGGAACCGGTCAGTAATCGATACCGGGGACCGGCTCCTCAAGGACTTCCTCCTGGCTCAGGGTCTTGCACACGGCGCACTGATGGTCGAACTCCGTGGCCTCGTGGCACCGGCGGATCTGCTCGGCGGTGAACTGGTCGAAGTCGGGCATGGAGGTCTCCTCGTGTTCGGGGCAGTCGGTGCGGTGGTAGCCGGCGTCGTCGGGGCAGGTGCACTGGGGGGTGTCGGGCTGGGAGCAGTCGGGCTCGTGGGGGGCTGCGGCGCAGCAGCGGGTGCAGTCGCAGCCCGGGGTACGGGACAGGAACGGCGGCCGGCACGGGCCGGCGTGGTCCACAGGCTGCCACACGCGGGACGGTGCGGACTGTTCGGCGGCGGCCAGGGCAGCGAGACCGGCACGGAGCGAGTCGGTGGCGTTCATCGGGGTTTCCCTTCCAGGAGAGCCTGCCTGTCACAGGCCGGGTATGGGGTCTTGGTCGACGTCGTGCCGGTCGTAGCCACCGCGGGGCTCGGGGTCGCATTCGGGACCGAGCCGGCGCATGCGGCTGATCTCGTCCTTCAGCTCCCGTCCGCAGTCACGGCACCAGACGCGGGCCCGTCGGCCGGGGTCGATGAGCAGGGCTTTCTGCTGCCGGTCGTCCATGGGTTCCGTGTCTTCCTGAACGGGGCTGGCGCGTTGACGAGGTCGTGGAGTACGCTGCGCGTGCGCGATCATTGTGACTCAAGGCCACCACCCGGTTCGGGACGGTGGCCTTCGTCGTTTTCAGGGGTCAGAAGCGGTTGCGCTGCTTCCATGCCTGGCGCTCGCTGCGCTTGGTGCGTCGACGGGCAGTCTTTACGGTCGCGGCCGGGTGCCTGACCGCAGCAGTGGCAGTCACGGCCTCCAGGGCCGTCGGGGCACTGCCGGCCGATCATGCGGGGCTTGGCGGTTCCTTCCTGCTAGGCGGCGGGGGTGGTGGGCTGGAAGGCGGCGCAGGGGCAGACTGGGACCGCGCTCCAGGTGCCGTTCGGCTGGATGTACCGGGGCAGGTTGGCCCAGCAGCTCGTGCCGCTGTGGTGGTGGTCGGCGCCCGAGTGCCTAGCGGCCGTCGCGCATCTGATGGGCGGTGACGAATCCGCTGGTGCAGGGGGTGAACTGGGGGATGGGCATCGGGGGCTCCTAGGCGGCGAGGCTGGTGTCGGAACGGACGAGGGGGCGGGTGGGGAGGTAGTCGCGGCCGAGTTCGCGGGCGATGAGCTGTGCGGCGCTGCGGACCACGATGCCGTGTCCGGCGGGGGTCGTTGCCTCCGGGCGTTCCAGGACGTAGGCGATCCGGTGGCAGGTGTAGCTGATGATCCGGTCCAGGAGGAATCGGCGGCTCTCGCCGCGGAGCCGGCACATCGCGCGGACCTCGATGTGGCCGTTCTTGGTGGTGCGGATGTCGTAAGCCTCGATGGTGCGCACGGTGGGTTCGGTCTCGCCGGGCTTGAGGTAGGTGATGGTGACGGCGTGCTGGTGGTCAATGGCGCGGTAGAGGTCGGTGAGGGTCTTGGTGAGCGGCTGGCGGTTGGTGTGCTTCATCGGTGTCCCCCTGGTTGGTGCGGTGTGTCCACCATAGCCACTTCGGCATTGCATTGCAATGCGTGAGAGCGTACTGTTGGTGTTGTTGGGGCGCCGCCCCGACCGCCCCGCCCAGGTCCGTAGGGCATGGCGCTGCAATGCTGAATGGAGGAAACTGAGGTGGCTAACGCCCCCACGCGCCCGCCCACCTATCGGTCCGGGCGGCGCCCGCCGAAAGGACACCGCCGCGTGCCACGCCCCATGCGCGACCGACTGCTGACCGCCGCCCAGCGTCTCGACGAAGCCGGCTTCCCGGACTCCGCCGCGGACGTCCGTGCCGTCGCCGCCCCTGGCGGGTGGACGATGCTCCGTGCGAAGGACACGGCGGAGAAGTCGTCGGGCACGAACCTGCCGCTGACGATCGACCGGGACCTGCGCGACGCCTTGAAGGAGAAGGCCGACGAGTTCGGTGTGACGCTCGGTTCGGTGGTCGCGGACGGGTTCCGGAAGGTGGTGGCCGGTGAGTGGCTGCCGCCGAAGCTGGCCCGTTCCTCGACCGCGAACAAGGTGGTTCTGAACGTCCGGGTGGACGACGACCTGCGGAAGCAGGTGGATGCCATCAAGGACCGGCTGACCCGGGAGGCCGGGTATCGGGTGACTCAGTCCAGTATCGCGATCGCGTGGATGGCTGAGGACCTGGGCGTCGATGTCGCGACGGTGGACACCGAGCCTGCCGAGTAGCGGCTTCTGGGCGGGCCGGCCTGGACGCCGACAACCAGTCCCGGCCCGATCCCCTTTCTCTCATTCCTGAGCACAACGTCATAGGAGACCTCATGCCGCAGGGCATCGAGGCCCTCGCCAGCATCACGGCGGAGGGCCAGACCTCGCACACCCTTTTCCAGGCTGCACGGCCCGCGAACACGTTCGGGTACACGCGGGAGCAGCAGATCGAGGCGCTGCACAAGCTCCGGGAGCCCTTCGCCCCCACGGAGATCCGGCACCTGCCGCGTGTGTGGTGCGGAGCGTGCAAGAACTCCCGCGGTCAGGGTTGCCAGAAGCACCGCATGAGCAAGTGCGGGAAGTGCGGGCAGCGGATGCCGGAGGGCGGGCACATCGACCTGGCGTACGTCGGGCATGCGGAGGCGACGAACCGGCTGCTGAACGTGGACCCGTTCTGGGACTGGGAGCCTTTGACGGTCGACGAGCGGGGCCTGCCGCAGTTGGACGGCTACCGCGGTCTGTGGATCCGGCTGACGGTATGCGGGATGACTCGGCTCGGGTACGGGCATGCCGGCGATAAGACGGGCGGTGACTCCGTCAAGGAGATCATCGGTGACGCGATCCGCAACGCCGGCATGCGGTTCGGCATGGCGCTGGACCTGTGGACCACTTCTGATCTGGAGATCATCGAGTCCGGCGGTGACTCTCTCGAGCAGGACGCCGTCGGTGAGCAGGAGGACAGGAAGCGTCAGGAGACGGCCCCGGCGCCGGCCGGTCAGGGTGTCGACCACCTCGCGCGGCTGCGGTCGCAGGTTTCTGAGTGCTGGGACAACTCGCTGGCTTTGGCGCAGATCGTCTTGGACGCGGAGAAGTGCCGGGTTGCCGACCAGGAGGTGCCGCTGAAGACGGGTGGGACCGCGACGCTCCGGGACTTGTTGAACGCCCGCATCACCGAACTCGGCCAGGCCGCGCAGGGCGGCAGCACGGAGAGGAGCGCCGCCTGATGGCCGATCCCACCGAGATCGTCGACCTGTTCCGAGGGCCTGGCGGCTGGTCGGAGGGCCTGCGCATGCTGGGGCTCGCCGACATCGGCCTGGAGTGGGACTCGGCTGCCGCCCGGACCGCCCACGCTGCCGGCCATCTGGGCATCCAGTGCGATGTGGCCCAGTACCCCACCCGGCCGTTCGCTGGCCGCATCAAGGGCAAGATCTCGTCGCCCCCCTGCCAGCCCTGGTCCCGCGCCGGAAAGCGTGCCGGACTCGTCGACCAGGCCCTCGTGCAGCAGGCTGTTCATGACCTCGCCCACGGCCGCGACACCCGCACCGAACTGCGGGCCGCCTGCAAGGACGACAAGTCGCTGCTCGCTGCCGAACCTATGCGCTGGATTTGCGACCTACGCCCCGAATGGATCTGTATGGAGCAGGTCCCCGACGTGCTGCCGCTGTGGAAGCAGTACACCCTGTACCTCCAGCAGTGGGGTTACAGCACGTGGGCGGGGATTCTGAACGCCGCTGACTATGGGGTGCCGCAGACCCGCAAGCGCGCCATCCTCATCGCTTCCCGCGTCCGGTCGGTCACCGCCCCGGCGCCGACCCACGCGAAGGCGCCCGAGCTCGACCTGTTCGGCGAGTGCCTTCAGCCGTGGGTGTCCATGGCCGAGGCGCTCGGCTGGACGGCGGGGCTCACGGTGAACACCCGCGGCGAGCGCAAGACCCCGGGGGGCAACGAATTCCCCGCCGACCAGCCGTCATGGGCGCTCACCGAGAAGACCCGCTCATGGGTGCTGCACACCAACCGTGACCAGCGTGCGGACGGCAGCAGGCAGACCGCCGACCCCTACGCCGGCCCGGCCCCGACCTTCACCGTTAAGTCCGGCGGCCAGTGGGTGCTGCGCAACGGAAACCAGCCGAACGCGGCGATACGGACCGTTGACGAGCCGGCGCGAACCATGGCGTTCGGTAACAACTCGGCCCGCATCGAATGGGTCCAGCAGCGCCCGGCAACCACGGTCTGCGCCACCGACCGCATCTCCCCGCCCGGCCACCGCAACCGCGACGCGGGCGGCGAATCCCAGTTCGCCAGCCCCGACACCGTCCGCATCACCGTCGCCGAAGCCGCGGTCCTCCAGTCGTTCCGGCCGGACTACCCGTTCCAGGGCACGAAGACGGCGAAATTTACCCAAATTGGGAACGCCGTTCCGCCCCTTCTTGCGGCAGCAGTGGTCGGGGCGGCGACCGGCTTGGACTGGCAGGCCGCCGTTCAGGGTGAGGAGGAGCGCCGTGTCGCTTGAATCTCGCTTCTGGGCGAAGGTCGAAAGGCGTGAGGCAGACGCCTGCTGGGAATGGAAGGGCGCGCGTAACGAGCACGGCTATGGCGTAATGCGGCCTGAGGGTCAGCGCTCCGGACCGACCGTGAAAGCCCACCGCGTATCCCTGACGCTGGCCAGCATCGATGTGGCCGGCCGCGTCGTGCTTCACTCCTGCGACAACCCGCCGTGCGTCAACCCCGCGCACCTGAGGGTTGGCACCCAGCGCGACAACGTGGCCGACATGCACGAGAAGGGCCGCGGCAACTGCGGCTCTGTCAACGGCCAAGCCAAGCTGACCGAAGCCGATGTCGAACTCATCCGCCTGTGGCTGGCCCTTGGCGTGTCCCAGAAGGAGCTGAGGATCTTCTACGGCATATCCGCCGGAACGATGTCGAGTCTTGCGAACGGCAAGACGTGGCGGCACGTGACCGTGCCGCCGCTGCTGGCCGCGCACGTCGTGTCCGCCGCGACCGGCATCCCGCTCCAGCAACAGACCCGTCTGGCTGCCTGAGCGCTGGGGCCGTGAAAGCCCGGCTGTACCGCCGGTTCCTGTTGTTGTTCCTTCCCCCTTGTTGTGGAGGTGAGCGCTGTGGCGCGAGCCATGACGACCGCCGCGGTGCTCACCGCGGCGGTCGCCGTTTATGCCCTCGTGGTGCGCCGTGAACGGCGGCTGCGCCGGGAGGCGGTGTCGCAGCGGCTGATGGCCGGCTGTGTGCAGAGAGACAACACCGCCCTACGGGACCAGTTGGAGGGGTTCCGGCGGCGCCTGGCGGTGGAGATGGCCCAGCAGTCGGTGGTGGCTGCGGCGGTGGTGGTGTTGGACGACGCCTTGTCGGGGCGGTCGTCTCGTGATGCGTCTACGGAAGGAGGCCCGTGATGGATTCGATGGCTCTCAGGCAGGCGTGGGAGGAGCACCCCTACTTCCGGTATCGGGGGTGTGCTCCGGATGTGGATGAGCCGGGCCGGGCGGCGGGGGATTTGTCGCTGTCGTTGGATGCGTGGCATGGGGAGGACCGGGATGGTCCGGAGGAGCCGCGGGAGCGGGAGGCCCGGCAGGCTGCGGCGGTCGAGGTGTGCTTGTCGTGTCCGGTGATGGTGCAGTGCGATGCGTATGCGTCGTCGGTGGTGGTGGAGGGTGGTCAGGCGCGTCTGGCGGAGCCGGCGGGGATCTGGGGTGGCCGTACGGCGTTGGAGCGGCATCGGGTGTTCATCCGGCAGCGGCATGAGGTGGCGGTTCCGGCGCCTGTGCGGTTGATGAGGACGCGGCAGAAGTTGCGGGTGCTGGAGGCGCTGGCCCGGCATGTGGATGCGGAGGCTGTGGCGGCCGCGGCGGGGATGGACGTGCGGACCGCGAACTGGCAGCGGTCTCGGCTGGTGACGCAGCTGAGTCTGGACAAGCGGACCGCGACGCGTGCCGAGTTGCTGGAGGCGGCGGTGGAGCGGGGCTTGTTGGACGGGTCGTTGGTGGTGGCGGATGACGGCTCGGTGCCGGCGGTGCCGCCGCCTGCTGCGCCGCCCCGGGTCGCGTCTTCCCTGGGTGTCGTGGAGGGGTCTGGGGCTGTGGCTCCGGCCGTGTTGAAGGGCCGTGTCCGTCGGCCTCGCCGGGTGCAGGTGATACCCGGCCAGCTGGTTCTGTTCGGCGAGGGTCTCGCCGGTGTCGTTTCGTTCCCCGTTTCTGAGCCGTTGGAGGCTGCCGCATGAACCGCCCCCCTGCTACTACCCCCGCTGACGGCGCCGAGGACGGGACGGTCGTCGAGGACGCAGCTGTCGAGACGATGATGGCGGATGCGGTGCTCACGGGCCGGAACATGGGTGCGGGCGCGTACATCGCCGGGATTCTGACGGGAGCGCAGGCGGCGACGGCACCGACCCCGCAGGCGTTGCTGAAGGACATGTGGCCGGGCGTGGATCCGGCGGTGGTGCAGGCGATCTATGAGCGGGGGGTGGAGGTGGGGTGGCGTGGCCATGCCTTGTATCAGGCGCCGCGTCTGTCTGGGGCTGAGTTGGCGGAGGCTCAGGAGCGGTTGCGGGCGGCGGGGTTCGAGGCGATGCGGGGGTTGGTGGCCCGGTCGCGTGAGCTGGCGGGGCGGCGGCTGCATCCGGCGGATGGGGAGGCGGCGGGCGGCCACTGACGGGTGTTGGTGGTGTGACTTGTTGTACAGACGACACGATTTGTGTGGGAGGGGACAGGTGACGAGGTCAACCGGTAGGCTGAGCCTTGCGTCAGACGTGCAGTCAGTTGCGAGGCCGCACGGAGGTCGCTCAGAAAAGTCGGAAGCCCCCGCTGCCACCGTGGTGGCGGTCCCGGTTTGCGAAGCCGGGACGCGAGGGCTGTCGACACTCACCGCGCTAACGAATGAAGGTGCCGACGTGGCAAAGCGTACCCGGGGTACTTCCCCTCATGACAGGTGGCTCCGAAGTTTCTGCGGATCCGGCGTGAAGATCACACCGCCGACGCAGCCGGGCCCTGTCCCTTCTACTCCCACAGTCGCGTGACGCGCCGGGCGGCCGCCATCGAGGTGGCCGACTACCACGACGAAGTCGCGCAGTTCGAGCGCACGCGCTCTGCCGACTACCACCCCGCGAAGGCCAACGAGCCGCGCCGCGTCCTCACCCTGCGAGGCGGGGTGCTGGCCGGAGCGAACAATGGCGAGGGCCGCGGCGACTGGGCCCACCGGCCCAACGTCGCCGTCCACACCGCAGTAACCGGATCCGGCTACGCCTACGGCACGTCCGTCGCAGCGTGCAACGGATCCCTGGAGCTGGGGCACAACGCCGAACTTTCAGCTCTCGTAGTGGTCAGCACCGTGGACGACCGGCTGTTGTGTCAGCGCCCAGCATGCCGCGCCATGCGCGATCAAGCTTCTGCGCCTGTTCCGGCGCAGACCCCACCCATTGAGGGAGATCGAGTGACGTAGCGAGTAGCTGAGGCGGGAGGTCCCTGGGCCCCTTGGCGGGGGCTCATCCTCTACCGCCTGGCCGCTGGTGTTGGCGCACCGTGCGCGGCCTTCGTTCCACGGCCCGGAGTTGGCGCTCCGAGCTAAGGCCCGTCTCTTCCGGTTGGCAGCCGGCCGAGTCGAGCGAAGTGCTTCTTCCACCGAAGCGAACCACCCACCGAAGCGGGGGCCCTTTTGTGCCTCCGCGTTACCGGAAGCAGGTTCATAGTGCCTCAGCGCACCCCTTCTTGTCAGCTTGGCAACCCGGTAGCGCCCGAAACGCGAGGAATCTCCCCCCGCGCGGGCGACACCCAGCGCCCCCAGAACACCCCCGACACGCACACCCCCACCCCCACTTTCGAACACCCGACCGATTACAGTGACAGCCACGGTCGTGGCGGCAGCCTCCCGGTGATCGCAGCTAGCCAGCAATGGCTGCACGCCACGACCGGCCGCATCACCACCTGCCCCCACTCCTGGATGACCGCCGTCCACTGGGTCGACCAGCTCGCGACCAAAGGCCACTACACGCCCACCCAGAAGCACGGCCCGAAGTGGGGACCCACCACGGTCGCCATCGCGCAGGAGATCGCCGCGCTGAAGGAGTGCCGGCCGTCCGTCGACTACCTCGCCCGCAAGCTGAAGGTGTCCGAGCGGACCGTGAAGTACCACCTGGCGATGCTCCGCGAGACCGGGCTGCTGGTGTACCGCACCAAGGGCACCCGCCTCCGCGGCGAAGGCAACCGGGCGTCCGTCTTCGAGCGGACCATCCCCGCCGTGTTCGACGAGGACATGGGCATCCGCACGGTCGGGGAGGGTGCAACGCGCCGGCCGGTCGGCGCCGCACCGGAGTCCCGCACCTTGCTGGGCAAGCTCGCGAAGAAGGCCGCCCGGAAGGTCCGCCGCACCCGTCGCCGCGCCCCTGCTTCGCGCGGGCAGCGTTGCACCCTAATGCAGGGGGGTACTACTGGCACTTCTACTGCGGCTGGTACTCACTCTCCCTCTGAGGCAGAGCTCGCAAGCGGGAAAGCCAAGTCCCCCACCCCGAAGTCGTCCAAGCGCGGCACCCGCACCCTGAACAAGGTCGGTCGCCGTTACCAGCTCGCCCGCCAGCTCATCGCCCAGGTGCCCTGGCTCCGCGGCGCCTCCGTCGCCCGCATCGCGTGGATCGTCCGCCACGTCGCCGACGCCGGCTGGACCGCCCTCGAAGTCCAGGCCGCCGCCGAACGCCTCGTCTGCGACAAGGAGCCGCGCCGCCCGTCCGCCGTCCTCGCGTACCGGCTCGCGTCCTGCCACCTGCTGTACACCACCCCCGAGCGGCGCCGGGTCCTGGTGGAGGACTGGCAGGACTCCCGCCGCGCCCAGCAGACCCGCCACGACGAGCACGCCTTCCAAGACCTCGGCACCGGCCCCCGCAGCGTCGCCGCCCGCCGCGCCGTGGACGAGGCGTTCGCCGCGATCCAGGCCCGCCTCGCCCCCGCCGTGGAGGAACCCGCCGACCAGGCACCGCTGATGCTCGAGGACCTCACCAAGGACGAGATCGTCGCCCTGCGCCTGGACGCCATGCGGGACCCGGCGCTGATCCTGTCCGCGCTCGAGCTGCTCGGCGAACGCGACACCCGCCGCCTGTACACCAACCGCCTCGTCGACCAGACCCTCGCCCTCGAGACCATCCACGCCCGCCGCGACACCCTCGCCCCCGCCTTCTGAGGAGACCGCGATGCCCGAAACCCCCGGCCACGTCGACTTCCAGACCATGCCGCTCGCCAACGGCGGCACCTGGACCCGCCTGTCCCGCCTGACCGACGGCCGCGTCATGTGCTGCCTCTGCTTCGAGTACGTCACCCGTGACCAGCTCAACCCCGTTGACGGTGGCGTGGAAGACGTCTGCACGACCTGCGCTCGCAAGGAAGCCGCAGTAGCGAAACTCCCAGCGAGTGTGTGCCGAGTGACGCTGGACCCGGGCTGGGGCGGCGACATACAGGTCTGCACGCGCCCCAGAGGCCATGACGGCTACCACCGGGACGACCGCGCGATGGGAGAGCCGGCATGACGGACACCCCGCAACTGTCCGGGAGGGACCTCGCCCGGCAGGCCCTCGCCGCCTACAAGGCCACCGCCCGCACTCAGCCCAGCACCCCCGCCAAGTCGGTCCGCAAGCGGACCGTCCGCCGCGGCCCCGGCCGCGACCCCGTCACCCTCGCCGACGCCATCACCGCCCTCGGAGCCGACCTGCCCCTCGACGCGGGCATCGCCGGCGGCAATCTCCTCGACCAGTGGCCCGCCCTCTGCCCCCAGTACGCCGACCGCGTCCATCCCGTCGCCTACGACGAACAGCGTGGCCGCCTCGACCTCCGCCCCGGCAGCCACGCCTACGCCGCCCAGCTCCAACTCCTCGGCGGACAACTCGCCAAACAGATCAACGACAAACTCGGCCGCACCGTCGTCCGCAGCATCCGCGTCCTGCCCGTCGGCAACGTGCCCCAACACGACGCGTATACCGCGGTATACGCCGACCCCTCCGAGACGACCCAGCCGGAGGCGCCAGTGAAAACCCGGGAGACCGCCTCCGCCGGCTACCGGGCCGCCCTCGCCGCCGCACTCGCCCACAAACCGCCACGCGAACCGCAGAACCCGTACATCGCCGAAGCGATCCGCGCCCAGGACGCCGCCCTCCGCGCCAAGCGCCTGCCCGAGTCCGAAGACCGCGACGCCTACTGGGCACAACGAGACGCCGCGGAGAAAACCGGGCCCGAACCCGGCAGCATCGACGCGTCCATCGCCGCAGCGATCGCCCGCAAACGGCAAGAGCAGACCGGCAGCGAGCCCCGCCGGCTCTTCGGCGCCGCGTAGGAGTCCGCCGTGCACCTCGCCCTCATCGCACTGACCGGTAGCCGTCGCTGGCCGGACGTGCCCCTACTCGAGGACACGCTGATGCTGGTCTGGCACGACGCCCTCCAGGACGGCTACACCGGCATCGAGCTCATGCACGGCTGCGCCGAAGGTGCCGACACCATCGGCGGCCAATGGGCCCGCCGCCACGGCATCCCCGTCCGGGAACGACCCGCCGACTGGCAAGGCCCCTGCGGGCCCGAGTGCCAGCCCGGCCACCGGCGCCGCAACCGCCGCGGCCTCGACTACTGCCCCCTCGCCGGCCACCGCCGCAACCAGCAGATGGTCGACGAACGGCCAGCCCTGTTTGTGGCCGCCTCGTACCGGAGCTCCAGTGGCACCGCGGACTGTGTCCGCCGGGCTAAGGCAGCCGGGATCCCCGTGTACCAGATTCCGATCTGAGAAGGGCCTTGACTCCGCATACTCCGACTATGCATACTCGGGGTATGCAGACGACGGAGCAGGGCATCATCAACCCGCTGAACCTCCCCCTCATCGACACCACCACCTACTCCCCCCTTCACGAGGTGCGCGACGAGGAACACCGCGACGCCATCGCCGCCGACATGCGCAAGCGCGGCTGGCACGGCGCCCCGCTGGTCGTACTGCCCGACTACCTGCTGTCCCTGACGGGCGTACACCGACGCTCTGCCGCCGAACTGGCCGGGCTGGAGGAGATCCCCGGCGTCTCTCTGGAAGACCTCTTCGAGGCGTGCGGAACAGACCTGTGGGACGCGATCAACAGCGATGAGGAGTACATGAACGCCTCGTGCTACTACGACTACAGCCGCGTCATCGCCGACCACCTTCCCGAAGAGGTCATCGAGACCTACGGCCTGGACATGCACTGACCGACCCAGACCGCCTCACCCTCGACGACATCATCTGAACCCAAGGGGATCCCCGATGACCACACCCACCACCGGCTACGAGGCCGAACCGTCCGACGTTGCCGCCGAGGTCGCCTCCCACCTGGACGACATCACCGACCCGCTGGAGCGCTACCACCGGGCCACCGCCGCGCAGGCCCACCACCAGGCGGTCGCCTCCAAGTTGCAGCAGGAGCGGGACAAGGCGCTCGCCCAGCTGAATGCGGACGGCGCCTCCTACGAGAAGCTTACGAGCCTGGTGCCGGGCATGACCCGCTCCGGGATCCAGAAAGCGGTGGAGCGCGGCCGGCGTCTGTCTCATGACCCCAGCTGAGCGGGCCGAGACGAAGCAGCTGATTGTCCACGCTCTCGCCCACGGCTCCCAGGTGCGTCAAGCCGTAGCGGCACAGGGCATCGGCTATCCGACATTCGCCCGGTGGCGGCGCTCCGACCCCGTCTTCGACGCCCAGGTCAGTGAGGCGCTACGGAACAGCGGGCGCGCCCAACATGCCGTCCGACCAACGTCCCGGTACCTGACGTCGCCGGTCGCCCGGGCAGGTAAGGCCCGGGTACTGGAGGCGCTGGTCTGGGGGGCGACTATGAACGAGGCAGCCGATGCGGCCGACGTGTCCGAGTCGACGGTCAGGGCCTGGCGGCGCGAGGACCCGGACTTCGACCGAGCTGTGTTCCGTCTATGGCGGGCTGGCCCTGAGGCAAATCGCCCTCTCCCTCTCGCCCCTGATCCTGCCTGCGCGGCGGACGGCTGCTCCGAGACCGATCTGCACGCGCGGGGCCTGTGTGTCCGGCACTACCACCAGCAGCGGCGCACAGGACGGCTACGCCCGGCTGGCTGGGTATACGGGAGGCAGGACTGCTCGGTCGTGGGGTGCGATGAGCCGCACCGGGCACAGGGGTTTTGCGCCGCGCATTACGAGACGACGTACCGTCGCGCAACTTAAGCCGGGGGAACAGCGGTCCGGATCTGGTGCACCGTGAGAGCGATCACCCCGCACGAACGGAGCCGCCCATGCCCCACACCCCCGACTGGCACGCCCTCGAGGAAACCAACGAACGCGTCTGGCTCGACCAGTGGGCCCGCGGCGCCATCGACCCCCACAGCCTCCGCCCCCACCGGCCGGCGCCCGCTCCCGAGCCCGCCCTTACCGGGAGCACCCGATGACCACCGCCCCTGCTCGACGCATCCCCGGCCAGCCCGTCAACGTCCACGCCCCCGCGCCCGGAGTCGGCCGGGAGACCAGCCGCGTCCCCTGCCGTCTCCCCGGCCAGGCTCGCCGAGAGTGGCCCCGCCCACCGCTCATCCACGACCACGCCCGGTTGTTCGTCGAGCCCACCTACCTCGATGGCCAGCCCTACAGCGCGGACGATAAGGATGACACCGGGGAGTAGCAGGTGACCAGCCTGACGTCTGTCTGAGCCGAATCATGCGGACGGCGTATACCGCGGTATACGCCGAGGGTCTCACCCCCGCCCCCCGCCGCCGGGAACCAGCGCCGCTGAAGGTATACCGCGGTATACGCCCGCTGCGGTGAACCAGCAGCCCACTCCCCGACCCCGTGTGGTCGATCTGAGAAGCTATGCCTCGTCCGAGTACCGAGCCCGCCTCGGGAAGCACACGGAAACGGAGCAGCATGCCCTCCTCAGTTCTGGTCATCTCCATCGACCCACAGGGATCCACCCTCTGGTGGGCCGACCGCATCGGTGACGACCTCCCCTTCGACTTCGCCACCGCCCACGACGACCCCGACAGCCTCAGCAACCTGATCTCCCTCAAGGAATCGGGCGCGAAGGTCCACGTCGTCGCCAACCAGAAGGGCGGGGTCGGCAAGACGACGATAGTGATGAACCTCGCCGCTACCGCCCAGGACGTCCTCAAGGCAGGCAACCAGGTACGGCACGTGTTCATCGACACCCCCGGCTCCATCGAGGACGAACGCCTCCTGACCGCAGCCCTCGAAGTCGCCGACGACGTGATCGTGCCCCTCCCCCCGGACCCGCTCGCGTTCGACCCGACCACCCGCACCATCGAGAAGGTCATCAAGCCCCGCGGCCTCCCCTTCAAGGTCATCATCAACAACTGGGACGCCCGCGACGGCAAGACCGACATGCTCGACACCCGAGCATTCGTCACAGCGCAGGGCTGGTCCCTCGCAGAGACCGGGATCCGCCGGTACCGCATCCACACCCGCGCCCCCGCCGAAGGGAAGCTCGTCACCCACTACCCCGACAGCGGTACCACCCTCAGAGCCCGCCAGGACTTCCTCAAGCTCGCCCTCGAGCTGGGCTACGGGGGCTGACCGTGGCAGGAAAGCGCGTATCCCTGGCCTCCCTCGCCGGGGCCCCTGTCGAGACCGTGCCCGGCGCCTCACGCCCCGACCTGATCCACGTCCCCCCGAGCACCGTCGCCCCTACCCCCCTCAACCCGCGGCGCGCCTTCGACGAGACCGAGCTGGCCGAACTCGGCGAAGACATGCGAGGAGGACAGCTCCAGCCGTGCGTGGCCGTGAACAAGGCCGCCTACCTGAAGCTGTACCCCGAGCACGCCGACCAGCTGCCCGCTGGTTGCCGGTACGTCATGGCCGCCGGCGAACGCCGCTGGCGCGCCGCCGTCAAGGTCGGCCTCGAGCACCTCGACCTGCTGCTGCGGCACGACCTCACCGAATCCCGCGTCCGGTTCCTCGCCGCGGTGTTGTCGGAGAACGTGCAGCGCGCCAACTTCAATCCCATCGAGGAAGCCGACGGCCTGCGTGCCATGCTCGACCTCCACGACGGCAACCAAGCCGCGGCAGCGCGAGCCATGGGCAAGTCGAAGCAGTGGTTCAACCAGCGCATCGGCCTGCTGCGGCTGACGGATCAGATGGTGCAGCTGGTCCTCGAAGGGAAACTGACTGCGTTCCGCGAGATGCGCCGGTACGCGGCTATGCCGCCGGAGGAGCAGTATGCAGCGTGGCAGGCGGACCAAGAGCAGCCGCGTCCGCCCAAGCAGCCATCCGTCGAGTTGAACCCGGGGAAGATTGCTGGCACCGTTCAGCAGCAGCAGGCGTATACCGCGGTATACCCGCCCGCCGACACAGCCGCCGCAGCCTCACCGGCACCGGTCCCAAGCCAGCCAGAGGCCACAGCAGCAGCGGAACGCATCCCCGAATCACGGACCGCCATTCAGGCGGACACGCCAGCGGCCCAGCCATCAGCGAGACGATTCCCCTACGACGATGGCCTGTCCGCGGGACAACTCCTGATCCATAAGATGCCGCCGGCGGAGCTGGAGAAGGTGACCGACATGCTCATTGCTCACCGGGAGAAGCAGACCGCTGGCGTCAGCTGAACCTGCCGCGTCTGGCCCCGCCGTCGTTGTCTGACGATGGCGGGGCCCCTTCGTGCGTGAGGCACTGTCGCGGTGCCCAGCAGCGGCCCCCGCGCCTGACCGAACGCAACACGGCTCTACCCCGTGACGAGATCCACGGATAGACTCGCGTCATCTGACGGGCATGCGCTCGTGAGGTCTCAAGCCCCCACACCAGGGAACCGGGCGTTGTCGGCAACACCGCCCCACTCCTGATGCTGGGGGCGTCCGCATTTCCAGGGCACACACCACCGCTAGACACCAGTGAGTAACGGATCGCGCCATCTCCGTCACGGAATCAGTCACGGGCTGGTGAAAAGTCGACCCGACGTTACCCACCCAAGGAAAACGATGCCACAGTAGGCATCCCCTCAATGTGGACTGGCAGCCACCCAGGGGGCGCAGGCCCGTCACCCGACCACTGGCGGGCAGGCGGACCTTCCCACATCTGCCGGAGGAGCGGAGACGCCCCCATGCCCGCAGCGGAGCCGGCCGACCCCACACCGCCCACGAACCCCCTCAACGCGATCGAGGGCGCGGCCGTGATCCCCATCCATGCGCGCCGCACGGGACGCGGCGCCCCCAATCACAGGGGGTGGAACCCCATGGACACTCCCACCACCCCGGACCCGTCCGACAGGTCCGGCAGCCGGTACGACGACGCCCTGGCCCTGGTCGCCGACGACATGGAAAAAGCGTTCAACGCCATCGGCCGCAGCCTCACCAACGACGAGACCGCGGCCGTGTACGCGCGCACCCTGGCCCTCGTGGCGCACACACTGCGCGGCGCCGCCGCCACCGGCATCGTCACCGAGCAGCAGCGGGAGGCGCTCGCCGAGCTGATCGACGGCATGGCGCAGGCGCCCCGGTTTGTGTAACCGCCGCGCCCCCAGGGGAGTTTGCGCATATGCCGGGGATTCGTGCCATTCGCCCGGCAGGGCTTGACACAGGTCCGCAACAGAGCGTTGATCCTTTCTGACGAAGCGTTCACCGATAGGCGCGCACATGCCATCATGAGGCGTCCGGAACACCCGGAGTAACAACTTCGGCCTCCGGCGCGCGCCCCTGCACTTTGCTGTACGGACGTCCCGCGCCCCTGGAGGCCGCACAGGGGACGGGGACAATGCCCATGACAGATGGGGACAACACGAACACCACGCAGGACACCGCAGCCAAGAGGCTGCGCGATCTGCACGACTACTACCTGAAGCACCCCGTCACCGGCCCCACGGCAAGACGCGCCCCCACCACCAGCGCCTCCGCGCCGCTCAGTCTCGCCACCCTGGACCACATCCAGTCCTCCGTCCGTGAAGTCGCGGAGCAGACTCTCGCCGCCAACCCTGACGCCGGCCGCGCTCCGTCCCGCGCGGACGCCGTCTACGACTGGTGCCGCCAGCAGACCGAGCACGCCGACGAGATCGCCCAGCAGCGACTGGAGAGCATCGAGTACCGGCACTACCTCGAGCACGCCATCCGAGCCGGCGACACGAAAGTTGTCCGCAGGCACCGCTGCCCGAGCTGCGGGACCGCCGGCTTGCTGTGGCAGCAGGCCATGGGTCGCGCCACCTGCGTCAACCTGCACTGCGCCCGCCGCAACGGCGGACTGTCCAGGTCCTGGACGCTGGCCTACCTCGCCTACGAGCACGTCGCAGCGAACGCGTCTTTGAAGGAGTGCGCAACCTGAACCGGGGTACGGGAGTCGTACTCAGCGCCACGGACAACTCAACACCGTTTCACCACAACCGGATTGGCACAGTCCACCCCCGTTTGTCGACCGCCGGAGCTGCGAACGATGGTCGAGTCGATCAATGGGAGGCCCCATGGCCATCACCACCCTCGCCCCAGCCGACTACAGCCCCGCACCCATCGCTGACCCCGTCACGTACAAGGAAGCAGCCTTGCTGTTCATGGAAACCGGATACCCGGAGTTCCAGAGCAACCTGAAGACGGTGGTGCGCAAGCTGACGCGGTGGGGAACGCAAGACGGGCTGCGTACTGAAAGACGCGGCGGGGTCGATCACGTCTCCTTCAGTGACCTCCTGGAGGCGCACGCTCGCCGGCACCCTTCACCAGGAAGGCCCTGACCGGCTCACCGCCCGGTCCCCCGCCTACTCTTCGAGGCCCCGCCTCCCTGCACCGGGACGCGGGGCCTTCGTGTGTCCGCTCGAAAACAACCGCGCTACGCATTGCGATGCAATGCATAGCGCGGTACGGTGAGTGTGTTGATAGGGAACCGCCCCACACCAGGGCCAATCCACCCCTAGCCTTCCCCTCCCTGGAGCCACCGTGGCCGTGATGACGCATGCCCCCGCACGCCCCGAAGCCGACTACCGCGCCCTCCCCGGGCCCGTCCAGGACGCCTTCACCGCGCTCATGGAGCAGGCAGACACGGCTGGCACCACCGACCACTTCCTCACCCTCATGGCCCGAGCCGCCAGCCTCATCGGCATGCCGCTCCCGCCCAGCGGTGACATACGGCGCTGCGCCTGCTCCTGCGTCTGCGGCTGCATCTTCGACGCCGAGGACCCCGGCGCGCACGTCATCGAGCACGGCGAGGGCTACAACCTCGGCCGCGTCCAGTGCCCCACCTGCGCCGACTGGCACCCCGAAACCGCCTGAAGGGAGTCTCGACATGAGCCAGCAGACCGACGCTGACACCACCGACCATCGCTTCGTAGTGCGCGAGCTCGGCCCTCGCTGCTTCGTCGTGGACGACACCATCACCGCGCTCAGCTACGACATGCGCTTCACCCGTGAGGCCGCGCAGCGAGCAGCCGACCGTCGCAACGCCTGACCCACCGCAGACCTCCCGGCGGCGCGTGAAGCCCACACCGCGCCGCCGGGCCACCAACCCCAGGAGGACCACATGGCCACCACCGCCATGAACCTGCACGTGATGGCCGCCTACGTGAACCTCTACGGCGTCCACACCGGCGACCAGTTCGCAGCCCCCGACGACCAACTGGACATCTGCGCCATCGCCTACGTCGTCGCCGAAGACCGCCCCGCCCCGCCCGAGTTCTACACCGACGAAATCGCCTCGATTCGCCTCATCGAGTCCAGCGCCCGCGCCATGGCCGCCATCCGCGCCATCTCCGACACCCTCGACAGCGACCCCTGCGAAACCGAAATCGCCCCCGGCCACACCATCCCCGACTACATCGAGCACGTCTCCAACTGGGCCGCCACCCCGCCCATCGGCGCCACCAAGCCGCCGTCCACCAGCGAAGTCATCGGCCGCATCCTCCGCGCCGCCCAGGCCCTCGGCACCCAGACCACCGCCGCCTGAAAGGCCCCGCCATGACCATGAACTCCTACGAGGACGGCTACACCGACGGCGAACTCGCCGCCATCACCCACCTCCCCTCCCGCCGCGTCCACGCCCGCGCCGCCATGGCCGACCAGTACGACTTCCTGTACGCGCAGGGCCTCATCGACGGCTACCTCCACGCCATCGCCGTCAACGCCGCCCTCACCGACAAGCAGCGGACCACCTGAATCCATCACCCCCCCCACGCCGAGCACCGGAGCACCACCCGACCCCAGCACACCCCCGCAGGACGGAGACCCACCATGGCCGCCACCCACCAAACCGCACCCACGCCCACAGCGGCCACCCCCACCCACAAACCCCCACTCCCCACCCGACGCCGCAACTTCGTCGGCCCCTACACCCCCGCCGAACAGGCCACCCTCCTCGCTGTCCTCGCCAGCGCCAAAGCAGCCCTCCCCGTCTCCTTCCGCGCCTGGAACGGCCCCCGAGCCCTCCTCAACGACGGCACCCTCCTCACCCACACCCCCACCGCAGCCATCACCACCCAGAACCCCACCTTCATCGCCCACATCCCCTGCTCCCACGGCGCCACCCACGCCTACCTCATCCACACCGCCCACGACCTCGCCGCCGCCCGCGCCACCACCCGCACCTGCACCACCCCCCACCGCCCACAGCAGCCCACCGAGCACGCCACCGCCGGCCCCACCACCCACGCCGACACCGACCAGCCGAAGGAGCACCCCCAACCGTGACCACCATCGCCTTCGTCGACATCGAGACCACCGGCCTCGACCCCATCCGTCACGAACCCTGGGAAATCGCCGTCATCCGCCGGGAACCGGACGGAACCGAAACCGAGCACCTGTGGCAACTCCGACCCAGCACCGCCCACCTACAGCACGCTGCCGACCCGGAAGCACTGCGCATCGGCCGCTACCACGAACGCGCCGCCGTCCCCACCGACGCCACCGCCGCAGACATGCTCGCCCCCAACGGCCCCGCCCCGCTCGCCGTCCTCGACGTGACCCGGCAGATCTTCCAAGCCCTACGCGGAACGGTCATGGTCGGCTCCAACCCAGCCTTCGACGCTGCCTTCCTGCACCGAATGCTCCAGCTCCCACAGCCGCCGTGGCACTACCGCGTCATCGACACCGCGACGCTCGCCGCCGGCTTCCGCCTCGGACAGGCCGCCAGCGGCGCCTACGGGGGAGACTTCCTGTTCCCCAGCGACTTCCCCTCCCTGCCGTTCTCCTCCCGCGCCCTGTCCCGCGCAGTCGGCGTCGAACCGCCCGGCGACGGCGTGGCACACACCGCCCTCGGAGACGCCCGCTGGGCCCGCGACTTCTACGACGCCATCACCCACTCCAACCCCGCATGAACGCCTACCTCGCCGGCTGCCTCGCCATCCGCCTAGGGCACCAGCCCGGCTACGCCACCCACCTCCGCACCGGCCGCTACGGCCCCACACCCGTCCAGGAGATCCCAACGTGACCCTCACCGCCCCCGACCCTGCACCGCAGGCCCTCACCCCTCCCGTCGTCATCGGCATCGACCCCAGCCTCACCGGCACCGGCATCGCCAGCAGCGACGGCTGGGTCAACGTCATCGGCTACAAGCGGCCCCGAGCCAAAGACCCCGGCATCACCCAACTGCCGCACCCCGAACGCATCCGCGCCATGCGCAAGCTCGTCCTCCAGGTCATCGAGGCATTCCACCTCCCCGACCTTGTCGTGATGGAACTCCCCGCCGTGTCACGCAGCGGAGGAGGGGCCCACGAACGCGGCTGGTTCTGGTGGCAGCTCTACAGCGAGCTCACCCGCTACGGAGTCCCCACTGCCCTCATGGCCCCCAACGCCCGCGCCCTCTACGCCACCGGAAAAGGCAACGCCGCCAAGGGAGCCGTCATCGACGCCGTCACCCTCATGGCCGCCGGCCGCGACTGGCTCGGACACCCCATCACCGACCTCCCCAAGACCCACCGGGCCGCCCTCGACAAGGCGACCTGGCCAACCCTTCCCGGAGACCCCCGATGAGCACCAGCACACGCCGCCCCACAACGATCGCCGCGCCCACCACCTGGATGGAATACGGGAGCTGCCGGGAAACCGACCCCAACCTGTTCTTTCCCGAAGGTCGCGGTGCCGCAATCACCATCCAGACCGCACAGGCCAAGGCGGTGTGCCGAAACTGCCCCGTCCGCTCCCTGTGCCTGGAGTGGGCGTTGGACACCGGACAGAGCACCGGCGTGTGGGGTGGCCTGTCCGAGGACGAGCGGCGTGACCTGGCTCGGGTGCCGGAGCCGTCGATGGACCGGTGCCTGAACGCGCAGGCGTGGATCGAGGAGCAGCTGGCCGTCGGCCGGGGGCAGAGGGAGATCGCGCGGGAGCTGGGGGTGGACCCGGGCGTGCTGGGCCGGGCCATCAAGCGGTTCCGTGACGAGCAGGCCCTGGACACGGCCGCGGAGGAGGTGGCGGCATGAGCACCCTGACCCCGAAGCAGCGCGGTGACCTCGCCGAGCAGATGCTTCCCGTCGCCGCAAACCTGGCCGTCCTCGTACACGGTGACGGCGGCCCCGATGACATCGCTGATGTCCTGGCCGGGCTGGACGAGACGCAGAAGAACGCGCTGATCGTGGTCCTGGCCGGCCTGGTCGACCCGGAGCAGCCGGTCGGGAAGGCGTTGGGCTGGCTGGACTTCAACGAGCACGGCGCGCTCACCGTCCCCTCATGGTCCGAGGATCGTTCGGTCCGTGAGCTGGCGCCCGAGCCCGCCGAGGGCCTGGCGGACGACTTCGTGGACCAGGTGGCGATGCACCGGTTCGTGCAGGGCATGCCGGTGGAGGTCACAGACGCGGAGTTCCTGGCCGCGGTCCAGCAGTGCGTGGGGATGGGGATGTCGCTCGCGGACGTCGACCATCTGCGTCGCTGGCCGCGGAGGACGACGGAGAACCGGGTGAACCGGCTGCGGAAGCAGTACCAGCGCAGCGGCCGCGAGTTCCCGTCACTGGCCCAGCCGGGGACGCGGACGTTCACGGAGGCGGAGGTGGTGGCTATCCGGGAGCGTTCAGCGGCCGGCGTGTCTGACCGGGAGATCGCCATGTCGTACGGGACGGCGCGGGAGACGATCCGGTCGATTGTGCGTGGGCATCGGTACGCCCAGTACGGCGGCCCGATCCGGGCGCCGCGGGCTGAGAAGCCTGCGAAGGCGTCACGCGAGTACATGTGCGGCCACGCGGACGAGTCGCTGGCTGCTCGGAGTGTCGAGATGAAGGAGGTTGCTTGATGGCTGGCGAGACGGTGATCACGGTGGTTGGGAACCTTGTGGACGATCCGGAGTTGCGGTTCACGGCGTCTGGTGCGGCGGTGGCGAAGTTCCGGGTGGCGTCGACGCCGCGGACGTTCAACAAGGCCAGCAACGCGTGGGAGGACGGCGAGTCGCTGTTCCTGACGTGCTCGGTGTGGCGGCAGGCCGCGGAGAACGTCGCCGAGTCCCTTCAGCGCGGCATGCGGGTCATCGTGCAGGGCCGGCTGAAGCAGCGGTCGTACGAGGACAAGCAGGGCGTGAAGCGGACGGTGTTCGAGCTGGAGGTCGACGAGATTGGGCCCAGCCTGCGGAACGCGACGGCGAAGGTGACGAAGGCGGGCGCGAGTGGTGGGGGCCGGGAGGCGTACCAGCAGGCGCGGCAGGCGTCGTCGCGGGAGGGGATGGAGGATCCGTGGACGTCGGGTACGCCGGCTTCGGGTGGTCAGGGCGCGGGGAGTTGGGGCGCGGGTTCGGGTGGCCATTCGGACGAGCCTCCGTTTTGAGCTGAGTGGTGCTGCGGGAGGGGTCTGGTCTTCGGATCGGGCCCCTTTCGCATGCCTGGGGCCAATCCAATCCGCCCTATGCATTGCATTGCCATGCATAGGGCGGTACGGTGGAGACATCCAAGCCCACCCTCCAGCCCACAGAGGCCCCTCATGCCGACCTGCGACTGCGGCGCCACCCCCGAGGAACTGCGCGCCGGTATCCATGGCCAGCCCTGCACCAGCCGCGACGACGCCCCCGATGACCCCTCCGACCACTACAACCAGTAGCCCGGTCCTCGGCCCGAGGGAACCGCTCTGCCGCGCGTGCCCTAGCGCGGTCCGCTGCCCCACCCCCGACTGAGTGGGGCAGCCCTATCTCCACCACCTGGGCATCACGGAGCCAAGCATGCTGAACGTCCCGATCCCACAAGACCTGTGCCCCGTGCACCGCCAGCACTTCCGGGACTGGCGCGACAACCACTACAACCCACGCAACCCGACAGAGTGGCCGGGCGGAGGGTTTCTCCTCGACAGCCGGACCAGCCATGAGGAGCGGGAGCGGGACTGGGACCGGAAGAACCTCCAGCAGATGGAGCTGATAGCTGGAATCTGCCGGTCCGGTCGATCTCCGCAGTGCGACTCTGCGCCCCCGCTGTTGAAGGACACGGCGTGACGCACCACCCCGTGACCACAGGCCGGCCGGACCTTGGCGCCTGGCTGTGTGGCACTGCCGCCACCGGCCCCACCCCACCCCCATGCCCGCACACCCACCGAGGAGACCCGATGACCCAGCCCACCATCTACCGCATCGAGTTCGGCAAGGTCGGCGAGACCTACCCCGTCCCGTCGATCACGCTCGAGCACACCGACCCGAACCAGTTCGCCCGTGCGGTCGCCGCGCACGCGATCCCGTACCTGACGCCGGTGCTCACCGCGCTCGGGAGGCCGGAGCTCGCGGACTGCTTCTTCCGCGTCGACCCGAACGACCCGACCTACGGCGACTTCCTGTGGGTCGACCTGATCGGCAACAAGGGCGCGCAATTCTGCCCCGCCCGGATTACAGCCGTCGCCCCCGCCCCGTGACCACGAGCGGCCCGGGGCGTGCCCAGTAACACGCCCCGGGCCTGCCCCGACCCTACCCAGCCCGCCCCCCTGGAGACCCCATGACCATGCACGTCGAAGCCATCCTCAACATCCCCCTCGACAACGGCCGCACCATGCCCACCCGCATGGGCATCGCCGCCGAACCCACCACCACCGATGGCCTCGTCGTTTTCCCGAAGCTGCTCGACCTCTTCGACTACGACGACAGCGTCTGGCACGTCACCCACGCCCCGACCGGCCGCTACCTGCCCATCGACTTCCCCACCGAAGAGCAGGCCGCCGGTTTCGCCGGCGCTATCGGGGGTCTTGCCGACTGGGCCAGTCTCGCGCCGGTCGTCGATGTGCCCGCTCTGGTTGCGGTGGCGTCGGAGTATGACGGCGCTGTTCACCAGCGTGTTCTCGACGCTCTCGGCCGCCGTGCCGTCTGACCGCCTACTCGGCTGCCTTGCCTCGGGTAGCCAGGAAAGGACCACGATGACCGACCAGACCACCGCCGACCTCCTCGTGGCTGACGCCCGCCGCGCCGTTCACGAATCGCTGGCCTTCCTCGCCGCTCCCGAAGCCGACCGAGTGCGGTCCCTGATCGCCGACCTGGAGACCGCCGTTGAGGCGCGGACTGCGATCCGCTTCAGCGACCAGCCGGCCCCGCAGCCGCCCGCCGACCTGGCCGCGCTCCGCGACCGCATCGCCGCCGCTCTCGCTGAGGCCGACGGCTGGGTGTGGATCGACGACGAGGCCAAGGGACGCAGCTCGATGTGGCGAAGCTTCCAGCACCGTGCCGATGCGGTGTTGGCCGTGCTGCCCGCGACCACCGACCGGGCCACCGTCCTCCGCGAAGCCGCCGACCGTATCGACCGCGAGGACCTCCCGCAGGACGACGTCGACATGTTCGACAACGGCGCGCGCTGGGCCACCAAGCTTTTGCGCCGCATGGCCGACGAGGCGCAGCCCGCCGGGCACCAGCCGCGCCGTGGTGACCAGTTCGAGACGTGGCTGAAGGCGCAGCGGGACGACTACGCCTCGGACCGCGCCAACGACCACACGATGTACGACGCTCTCGACGACCTGCTGCTCCTGTACCGGCTGCACGCCGACACCGGCACGCCGCTTGGCGAGCACGTCTGCGAGGGCCGCGTTGCCGGGGACTGCGAGTGCCTGGAGCAGCCCGCCGCCGGGGCGTGGCAGGACGGGGCGGACCGATGACCGCCACCCAGATCGGCGTCGAGGTGTCCTGCGACGGACCCGACGAGCAGACCGACTGCCCCGAGAGCGCCGCAGTCCGCGCCAGCTTCGATTCGAGGACCGCCCGCCAGGTCCGTGCCGACGGCCGCGCCCAGGGCTGGACCACCCGACGCGCGCCCGGCCGGCTCTGGGACATGTGCCCGCGCTGCACCGCCGAGCGGCAGGACGGGGCGCAGCCGTGACGACCGCCGCACGACCGGGCCCGACCACCCACACCGGTGGCGGGCCCGCCCCATCCCCCGACTGGGACGACCTGCTCCGCGACATCGGGGACCGTATCCGTGCCGAACGCCAAGCACGGCGCTGGTCCCAGGAACAGCTCGCCACCCGCGCCGGTATGGATCGGCACACCGTGCGCAAAATCGAAGACGGCATCGGCAGCCTCCGCGCCTTCACCCAAGCCTGCTGGGGACTCCAGGTCGACATGGCATACCTGCTGTCCGCCCAGTGGAAGATGCCAGAGCCGCGCCCGCGCCCGTTGACGCCGCGGCAGGCGGAGGTGCTGCGGGTAGTGGCTGATGGCCGGCCGTTGGCTGTGGCCGCGAAAGCACTGGGGATGACGCCGGAGGGCCTGGCGTCGGTCTTAACGGGGCTGTATCGGCGTCTCGGGGTGGCGGGGGTACCCCGAGATCGGCGGCGCCGCGAGGCCGTGAGAGTGGCTGCCGCTCACGGCTTGATCGACGCAGCGTGACCAAGAGTGCTGTGAAGTGTCTCGGTTTCCGGGGCCGAGACCCGTACCCGCAAAAGTAGAACCGCGCGATTCGTAACCCACCGTGACTGGGAGCGTTGATGTCCCGCATACCCTCACTCCTCACCCAGGCCGTCCTGCTCGTCGGCATAGCCTGCGGCACCGCCTGGGCGTGGCTCGCCCTCACCACCAGCCGTGTCCTGTCCCCGGGCGCGGTCATCGTGTGCACGTGCATCGCCCTCGCGCTCGCACTGGCCGTAGAGGCCGTAGCGGGGCGTGTACGCCGTGGCCGGCGCCGCCGCCCCCACGCCCGACCCCACGCCACCGGAAAGGCACTCCGATGAGCTTCGCGCTCCTCATCAGCAGCAACTTCATCGTCTGGCCCGCTTTGCTGGCCGCGATGTTCGGACGCATCACCAGGACACAGTCCAGCGGCATCGTCGCGATCGGCTGCATCCCTTCCATCGTGGCGTTCGTCCTGGATGGGACGACGAGCAGCGCGTCTGTCTTTGCCGCGCTGGGCGCTATCAACGCCTGGATCTGGTGGCAGGGCGGTGGCGGTGACGGCACGCGACGTCGGCTGAAGTCGTGGGGACGCCGGTTCCAGGGCGTCCGCCGTACCGCCCCCTCCCACACCTGACCCCCGAACGAGACAGAGAGGACCCCGCATGACCGACCGCCCCGCCCTCGAGGACCTGGACGCCACACCTGACGACGGCCCGTGGTGCTGCAACGGCAACATGGAGGACTGCGCCCTGTGCACCGACCCGAACCCGCCATACCCGTGGATCTGCCCCGGGCATCCGCGGACCGCGGCGAATGAGCGGATCGTGGGGGAAGCGACCCAATCGACTCAAGTTGAGCAGCACAGCTACGCCGCGGACGCTATTGCTGCGGAGTGGCACCGCCGGAACCAGCGACTCGAAGAACTGACCCAGAGCAACGGGCCGGAGGTGCAGGTGGTTCTCGTGGAGCACCTGCGTGGCGAGCTGATCGGGCTGCGTGGGGCGCTGGGGCTGGTACTGGGGGGTCAGGTGCAGGACGGCACCGCGGACTTTTTGGGATGGGCCTACTGCCAGGAGTGGAGCCGCCGGCAGGGGGTGCAGGCGTGAGCGCGGGCGGGTCGGCGGCGCGTGAGGCTGCACGGCTCCGCGCGAGCGCCCGCAGGGGCCTGTGGCGGCGCCTCCTCGCCTGGCTGGGCCTCGACCGGCAGACCGCCCACCGGGAGGCTGTAGCGGCCCGCTGGGACCTCGGCGCCGCAGCCGAAGCCAACACCGCGCGGATGCTCGCCCCGCTCGAGACGGCCGGCTGGCACGTGCTCCACGACCGGGGCTTACCCGGCTCGAGGGCGAACCTCGACCACGTGCTGATCTCCCCCTGCGGTACCGCGGTGGTCGTCCTGGACACGAAACGCTGGCACGCCCAACGCCCCACCACTCTGATCCGGGGCCGGGTGTGCTGCGGGGTGGAGGACCGGCACGGGCAGATAGAAGCCGTCGCCCGGTACGCGGCCCGTGTCGCCCAGGTCCTCGGAATGCCGACCGGGTCGGTGTGGCCACTACTCGTGGTGCACGGGTCCCCGATCTCTGGTGGCCGGCTTGAGGCGCGGGCGCCCGCGTGGCCGGGCCCGGTGTACGTCCTCGGCCCGGACTGGCTGGTGCCGACGCTCGCCCAGGCGCCGGCCGGACAGAACCCGCAGCGCGCCGCCCAGCTAGCGGCCCGGGTCGCTGCTGCTCTCCCGCCCTACCCCAGCGTCTGAACCCGCTTCGAGCCTGGAGGACAACCGTGCATCTCAACCCGGACAGCGACGACTACCCCACCCCGTTCCGTGAGTGGATCACTGAGCAGGCGCACAAGGCCGGCATGGACGACCCCGCCGGCTTCGCCAGCCACTGGGCGCCCCACAACCGGTTCGACGGTCTCTCCGACGGTGATGCGGACTCGCTGGCGTGCTTGCTGGGGGTGGGCTTCGAGGAGGTGCGTGCCGCGCACAAGGCGGACATTACTGTGTGGATCCGTGACCGGGAGGTGGCGGAGCATCCTGACCTGGTGGTTTTGGACGCGGTGCTGGACGGGATCGCTCGGGGCGCCTGATCCCGGGGTGGGTGTGGTGGCAGCCCGTCGTCTGGCTGGAGGGCCAGGTGGCGGGCTGTTTTTCTGTGCCCGTAATATCGAACGTATGTCCGGTCTGCCGCTTGATGCACGTCTCGCTAAGCTCCGCGCCTTGGAGGAATGGCTGGACTGGCAGCTGAACAACACGCGGCAGAAGATCCGCACCCTTGAAGCGCAGAGGGACCGGGAACAGCAGCAGGCGCAGCGGGCGTGGGCGGAGTCCCGGTGGAAGCTGGAGCCGGCCCGGGACCGGCGGACTGTCCTGCACCGGGGCGGGTGCGGGATCTGGAAGGGCGGGCACGGCTACCTGGATCGGCAGGAAGTCCTGCTCGCGCTGGAGGACGAGACGCTGGCCGTGGAGATGTGCGGGGTGTGCAACCCGGAGCCGGGGCTGCGGCAGGCCTAGGCGCTGCGCCGCGGTTTCCGGGCCGTATTCTTCGCCGCGGCCTTACGCGCGGGTGCCTTCTTCGCGGTCCGCTTCGGCATCTCGTGGACCTCGGCCCGCCCGTCGTCACCGCGGGCCTCCCGGGCCTTGGCGACGGACGCGTTAAGTGCGGCCATCAGGTCGACGAGCTGGCCGGTCTCCGCGGCGGGCTCCGGTACGGCCGGCGGTTCGCGGTTCTCACGCTTCGCTTTGATCATCTCGGCTACGGCTTCCGTGTACGTGTCGCGGAAGTCCGGGCCCGTGAGCTCCTCCACGGTCATGGTGTCCATGAGGGCCAGGGCGCCTTCGATCTCCTCTTCGGACACGTCGACCGGGGGCGGGGTGAGGGACGCCGGGTCGCGGATCTCGTCCGGCCAGCGCATGGCGTGGAGGACGATCGCGTCGTCCCGGACGCGCAGCAGGCCGAGCCGTTCGCGGCCGGACCAGGCGTAGCGGGCGACAGCGACACGCTCCGACCGGGCGAGGGCCTGCCGGAGCAGCTTGTACGGCTTGGCGGCGACCTGCCCGTCCGGCTGGAGGTAGTAGCCCTCGGCGATGCGGATGGGGTCGACGGACTCGAGCGGGATGAACGCGACGATCTCGATGGCTTTCGCGGTCGGCAGCGGCAGGTCGCGGAGTTCCTGGTCGGTGACCGGGACGACGACATCGCGGGCGATCTCGTAGCCCTTGCCGATCTCCGATGGGGAGACTTCGCGGTCTTCGAGCTCGCAGATTTTGCGGGTGCGGACGCGGCCCATGTCGGGCAGGTGGACGCGGTGGAAGTGGATCGAGTGGTCCTCGGTCGCTGAGACGACGTGAATCGGCACGGTGACCAGGCCGAATGAGATGGCGCCGGACCAGATGGATCGGGGCATGGCGAACCTCCGCGTGCGGCCCCGAGCACGTCCAGCCTACGAGCGGGCCGGGTAGTGTGCACGTGACGGTGCCCCGCCTGCTTACCTCAGGCGGGGCACCGTTCTGTGTCTGATGGCCTCATTTCTCGTCGGCGGCGAAGTGGTCTTCGGGGACGCAGCCACCGCCGGGGTGGAAGGGGCAGTAGTCGTCGGGGACGTCTACGTGCTCGAAGTCCTCGTACTCGTCGTCGTCGCTCATGGTCGGTGTCCTCACTTCTCGGTGGCGTGGTCGGTGGCTTGTGCGGCTCGGATCTCGTCGGCGGTGACCGTCTCGAAGTGCCACCACCGTCCGCCCTCCCACTGCTCAACCTTGGCGGACTCGGCGGGGCTGTCGGCGCCCAGGCTGGCGCGGATGAAGGCGTAGGTCTTCGCCTCGCTGGTGAACGAGGACGTTGTCTCCACCTCAGGACCCGTGACGGTCACGCGCCACGGCTTCGACGGCTTCTTCACGGACATGGTCGGCATCCTTTCTCCTTGGGACCCCGTCCGGGTGGTCCGGGCGGGGTGTGGAACGGGTCAGGCGTTGCCTTGTGCTGTGAACTTCCCGCTCTCGCTGCGCGGGGCACCATGGCGTCCCTTTCCCGGACGAGCCGAGTGCGCCGCCTGCACCTGGTCGGCCGCGTACAGGCTCTCGCCGCCGCGCCCCGGCGCCCGGCCCACCGCGTGCAGTCCCCAGCGGGACAGCTGCTTGCGGGCGCTGCCGGTCGCGGACTCTCCCTCGTAGCCGAGGTGTTCGGCGACCCGGCTGATCGGCCAACGCTCGTAGTCCCGGGTGGCGTAAGCGTCGAGGTCATCGACGTGCCACAGCGGCATCCGGCCGTTGAGGGCATAGTGGCGCGGCTGCGGTGCGTTGCCGGCTTTCTGGAGGAGGATCCACGCGTCGTTACTGACGACGATGCCGTGCTCTCCCAGGTAGCGCAGGGACTGGTCCCGGGTCAGGCACCGGTCCTCGCGCGCCGCGTCTGCTGACGGCACCCGCTCGTCGAGGGGTTCCATGCGGCTGCGCGCGCCGGCGATCGGCCAGGCGTCGTGGGGCATCTGGCGGGCGTTGTACTCCAGCCACTCCTCCGGCGTCGTCTCGGCGTCTCGCGGGAGTGGCTCCAGGTTGGTCATGAAGCGCAGGTCGGGCTCGGCGCCGATCCGGTCGGCTTCGGGGCCGGTGCCGTACATGTACTGGTGGTTCGGGCGGTCGCCTTTGGTCCGTCCGGTGTCGCACAGTACGCCGAGCGGCTGCTGCCCGAAGGACATGTGGATGGCCTCTGCCAGTGCGCGGGCCTTCGGAGTGAGAGTGTCGAGATCGACCTCAGCGGGCGCGGACGCCCTGCGGATCTTGAGCTTGACGGTGGTCATCGGCGCGTCCTTGGGTGAGGGCGGGAGGGTCACATGTAGCGGGGGTTGAAGTACTCGTTGTCGCGGGCGTCGGCGGCGGCGTCCAGGGCGTCCTCGCGCTCCCACATCTCTTCGAGAGCCGCGTAGAAGGCGGGGGCCTCGTCGGCGAGGCGCTGGGTGTTGATGTGGTAGACGGCCTGGTCACCGTCGGTGTAGGCGAGTCCGAGGGTTTCCAGGGTGCGTCCGTAGTCGCCCCAGGTCTCCTGGGTCAGGCCGAGGTAGATCTTGTCTTGGCGGTAGGGGTCGTTGGTGGGGGTGACGGGGGTGCCGTTCTTGAAGGCGGCTTCGAGGGCGGTTGCCTCTCCGCGGATTCCGAAGGAGCCGTCCTTCATCTGGACGATGGTGCCGGTGGTGGTCATGGCCTTGGCCTTCCTGGCGCCGATGGCGATGCGGGCGGCGAGGGAGACGCTGTCGATGACCCACCGGCCGGCCTGCTTGGCGGCGGTGATGACTCCGCGGCGGCACCAGGTGCGGATGGTGGCGACGGTGACGTTGGCCTGGATGGCGGCTGCGGTGGTGTTCATCGTGGGTTCCCTCCCTGGCGATGACTCCATAATGCCTCACGATGAGGCGTTATGGCAAGGGGGTTTACCCGTCTCTATCCAGAAGATCCGTTTGTCAGTGCCACCAGCGAAGATGCCCCCATGACGATCACCATGCAGAGCTACGCCTTCACCTGGACCGACCCGGAGGGCACACCCCGCGCGTCGGCTGTCGCCTACGACAAGGCCAGCGCGGACCGGCGGGAAAGGGAACTCGAGGCCACGGGCGCCACCAGCATCAGACGGGTGCCTGTGGCGCCCGGGGAACTGCCGGAAGTGGAGGGCTGACGCGCGTCCGCCCCGCCACGACGGGGGATGCGCGGACGGGGCGGACGGCTGGACGCTCGCCCGGCTATCAGCCGGCGACCTCCCGGGTGCCACGGTTTCCCGATGGCAGACGAGCGAGCACTACGCCCAGCATGGCACGTTGCACTGACAACGGTCCCCAGGGAGTGCGAGAAGCGGTGGCCGGGGCAGGTTACGGGCCTTCCTCACGCCGCCGGGCAAGGGCCCACACGGCCAGCGGCCACGGCACCAGCCCGATCAGGTACACGAGTACGTGGCAGGCCGCGCACCGCAGCGGATACTCCCGCATGAGGGTTGCCATCTCGGGGTCGGTGCGCGCCACGTTCTGATAGTGCTGGCGGACGCTGCCGAGGGTGATGTCCAGTTCGGCAAGGACGACGATCCCGGTGATGAGGTACAGGCTGGTGAGGACGAAGACGGTGTCTTGCACGGTCACGGCCTCTCCCAGTCCCCGGTGTCGTTCGCCCCCTCCGCAACGTCGGCCTTGTGCTCGTCGATGGTGCGTTGCGTGTCCTGGTCGGCCACGATCCGCTGGAAACCGCAGGAGCAGAACACGGCCGTGGCGCCGGTTTGCTCACTGATCACCCAGTTGTTGTCGTCCACGTACTCGGTCGTGTCGCGCTCCCACGACATCTCATGCTGCACGGTCACGGGTTCACCTCGTTTTCGATGATGCGGATGGTAGGGCATGGCCAGGGGACGAGGTACTGGTAGCCGTCGCCGCCGTCCTGGCTGCACGTGCCGCAATGGTTGGAGTCAGGGAAGCCGGAGCCGTCCGGTTGGGGTTTATGCAGGGCCCGGATCTTGCCGATGACGTCCAGGAGCTGCTGGCGGGTGGGCTTGCGGTACGGCTCCCACCAGTCCGGCGGGTCGACGAGGAGCGGCGTGGAGCGGCGTTCGATGGCAGCCTTCTCGCCACGTTCGTCGAGGTGCCGATGCCCGTCCGCGGTGAGGTGGAATGCCTCGTAGTGGATGTGAACGGTTCCGTCAGGGTGCGGGGCGAGGTACAGGTCGGCGTCGAGGGGGACGTCTTTGGGGCGGATGTTGTTGGCGGTGAGCCACGCGCAGAGTTCCTCGCGGCGGGCCTCGGCCGGGGCGCCGGCCATCAGGCACCGTCCTCTGTGGGCTGGAGGGCGACGTGCGGGTAGGCGCGTACGTGGGCCACGTCCTCGTTGGGGACGCTCTTGCCTCCGAGGGGCCTGGCCGGTGTTTCGGCCCAGCCAGCGTGGACGCTGGGGAAGACGACGAGCTGGGCGCCTGATTCGATGCACAGGTCGTTGGCGCCGATGATGCGAATTCGGCCTTGGCGGAGGCAGATGGGATCGTGGCTGATGAAGGCTACGGTGTCGCCTTCGGTGAGGGGGCGGCCGCTGTAGTCGACGGCCTGGGGCTGGGGCGTGTCGCTGGTGGGCATGACTCTACGGTCCCGCGAATTCACGGGCGTCGTTCCCCTGGTTCTGTGCGCGGCCCGGCAGCGTGGGGGGGGAGGGCTGCCGGGTCCGGGTCAGCTGGCCCAGGTGCCGTGCAGCGCCGACGTGGTGAAGCCGGGCCCGTACGCCACCATCAGCACACCGGCGCCATCAGCCGGGGCCTGGTCGTGAGTGCGCTCCAGTACCCGCAGCACAGCGGGCCCGCCAAGATTGCCTTCCTCCGCGAGCGTGTCCAGGGAGTGCCGGGCGTCGTCCTCGGTCAGGCCGAGAGCGGTCGCGGTGTCGAGGATGATCGGGCGGGACCCGGGGTGGATGACGGGGACGGTGACGGGCCGGCCGCCGAGCCAGTCGACGACGGCGGGCATCGCAGCACGGGCGCCGCCCGAGGATTTCTTCGTGGAGTCGAAGTGGAGGCCGTCGGGGTCGATGCGGCCCCAGTAGTAGTCGAGGGAGTCGGGGAGGACGTACTCGTAGAGGTCGCCGGGGCCGTGGATGGTGAGGCCGGGTCCGGTGGGGTGGGTGGACACGATGGTGGCGGCCGCGGAGTCCCCGAAGAGGGCTTTGTAGATCATGTGCTCGATGCCTGTATCGCCGTGCTGGTAGCTGGTGGAGAGGACTTCGGCGGCGACGACGAGGATGCGGCCTCCGGGGCGGAGGAGGGCTTGTTCGGTGGCGCGGATGAGGGCGTGGGCGCCGCCTGCGCAGGCTGCGGAGGTGAGGGCGGTGCGGTGGACGGCGGGGTTGAGGCCGAGCCGGCCCACGAGGTGCACGTCCAAGTTGGGAACGGACCAGCCGGTGGCGTGGGTGGTGACGATGCCGGTGATGTCCGCGGGTGTCAGGCCGTGCTGGGTGAGGGCGGTGCGTGCGGCTTCCTCGGCCAGGTTCAGGGCGTCGTTGAACGCTTGTTGGGTGCGGGCGTGGACGTCGGCGGTGCCGGTGATGGTGTCCGCGGTGAGGGGCTGCGTGAAGTACCGGGACTGGACGCCGCAGTTGTTGATGACGCGGAGGATCGCGCCGAGCCGCGGGTGGTCGGGGTGGTGGGCGGCGATGTCGTCGGCTATCTCGCTGGTTGTGATCTTGTGCGGGGCGAGGACGGTGACGGGGCGGGCGACATGGACGGGCACGGGCTTCCCCCTGGGGTGTGCTGACCTGGTAGGGGCCAAGGTACGGCGCAGTTGGCGTGATTGTTTCCCCTGCCGTTCGGTTTCTGCTCGCGCAGCGACCGAAATGCCGGGACAAACCCAGACCCAAGGGGTGTCTACTGGGCTTGGAGCATGGTTCGGCGTGTGGTGGTGCGGCGGGGGCCCGGCCGAAAAATGAGGATCATGAATCGTGATCCGGGGGCGGCCATGGGCTGCGCCACGCACATCGTGACCCAGCCGTCCCCTTCGGTGGCGTGCCGGATGGGCCGCTCGTCGCCGTCGGGGTGAATGCTCGCGCCGCCGGCTTCGTACAGGGGCCGGGATATGGGGTCGGCGAGGACGTCGTGCTCGATGTCGCGGAGGACGGTGTCGTCGGGGCGCTGTGCGAGGGCGGCGCGGAGCTGGGGCATGACGAACGGTGCCCAGGCGGTCGCCCAGTCGGTGAGCTGGTTCCGTCCGTCGAGGAGCATCCACCGCATGGTGTTGGCGGGTGCGCGGCCGCCGTGGAACAGGGTGTGGAACTGCGGGTTGCAGGCGAGGACGTTCCAGGAGGCGTCGGTGACGTACGCCATGTGGGTCATGCCGTTGACGGCGTCCTGCCAGGCGCCGGGTACCTGGTCGCCGGAGGTGTCGTACAGGGGGCCGGGCGGGTCTTCGCCGCGGGCGTACCGGCACAGGGCCATCCATTCCTGTTCGTTGAACTGGAGCAGGGTCGCGATGTCGCGGAGGAGGTCGGCCGGCGGGTTGGGGTAGGTGCCTGATTCGAGGCGGTGGCAGGTGCCGCGGGCCCGGTTGATGAGCTCGTCGACCTGGTGCTGGGACAGGCCGGGGGCGCGGCGTCCTTGCCGGTTGGGCCGGGTGAGGCCGTGTGCTTCGGGGGCTATGCGGGCGCGGGCGTCTTTGAGGAGCTTTTTCAGTGCGGGCTTGTCTGGTTTGTTCACTGGTGTGTTCGTCCCCCGGGGTTGCTGACTGCTCGGCAAGTGTAATTAGTGGGATGGTTTTTAATCCAAAAAATCTTCCGTAGAAAAGAGGTGGGTGTGTGATGCATGCTCAGTTCTGCGTGGCGCTGGCCTGCCAGGTTGTTGCTGGTGACCGCGTGGATACACTCGCCGGTAACCTTTGGCCAAAGATTGTTGGGCCGGTTTGTGAAGGGTTGCAGGCGGGTCCCGGGAACTCCCGGTGGCTTTAGGCTGGTTCGGGCGCCGTTTCCCTTCGGGGAATCGCAGCGCGGCACCCGATCCCGACCACGAAGTCTTCACGGGGTGTTTCCGGACGGTGCCCGGTCACGGCCGGTGCCCTACCGCCCCACTCCAGGGGCCTCGGCACCGGCCGCCGGCACGCCCAGGGCCTGTCACGACTAGGACTGCCTAGTTGCGTTGGACGGCTGCACGCCCTTGAGCACAGCCAGCTCCCGCTGCGCCTCGACCAGCCGAGCCAGGTACTCCGCGGCCTGCGTCTTCCAGTCCGGTGCCGCGCCAGCCCGAATCCTGCCGGTCATGAACCGGTCCCAGCCCTCCAGCGCGTACTCCAGATCCCGGATACGGGCACGGAGCCCGTCGGGATCGCGGCCCTGCCGGAGTTCGGCGACCTCGGCCTCAAGGCGCCGTACGTCGGCGGCTGTGCGGGCCTTCTGCCGTTCCCGGCCCTTCTCGTAGCCCCGCATGAACGCGGCCTTGCGTTCCTCGCGGGGGCACTCCTCGATCCAGGGCAGGAGAGCAGCGGCCGCGTCCCGGTGTTCCTGGGCGCGTTCGGGGTTTTCCTGCTCGAGCTCGGCGATGCCCCGGTAGTCATACTCGCGGGATAGCTGGTCGGCGAGGCGCTGCTCGCGGGTGAGGTCTTCAGGCACGACGGTCCTCAAGGTGTTGGTGGGCGTCGCGGTGCTCGCCGCAGGTCTGCCCGAACAGGTCGGCCCGGCAGTGCAGGCCGGGCCCTTCGAACGTGTGGTGGCCGATCGTGGCCACGCTGAACGCCGCCTGCTGGCCGGCGAGCGGCGCCGGCGTCGGCTGAGCGAGGAGAGCTTCCACGCGCTCAAGACGGCGAATGATCTCCCGTTTCGACACGAACCGCCTCACGCGTCCTCCAGGTCTACGCCACCGACGAGTACGCGAAGCCGAGAGTGCCGGGACGGGCGGGCCGCCATCTCGTCCACCGAGGGCCAGTCGTCCGCGCAGATCCCGTACTTCGGCGGCTGCCATCGGGGCCGGTAGTGCCGGTAGACCTTCTCCCAATCCGCCTTGAAGTAGCAGGGCAGCAGACCACCCGTGTTCGGGATGGGCTCCGGAGCCTGCTCGTTCTGTGCGCGGACCTGCTCGGCGACGCGGTCGGCGTGATCCTTGTGCCGCTTGCAGAACCAGCGCGCGGTGATCCACCCGGTCCGGGGGTCCTTCTCGAGGACACGGTGGTGGGATTGGGCACCGCACACGCCGTCTTCGGTGCGCCAGTCACGGGGCGGGGTATAACCGGGCGTGACGTGCACGAATGTGGGCGGCAGCTTGTGCAGGCGGGTCGGCTCGGGCAGCCCGGCCTGGGCGCGGGGCTTGTAGGCCCTGGGGCGGTACGGGCGAAGGCGAGGGCCTTCGCAGGAGGGCGCTCCGGACGGGTACCAGTCGCCGGCTTCCCGGGGCGGCTTGTAGCGGGGCGCGTCGTCGGCGATGAGCCGGTCGTAGCGGGCCTTGCCGTGATCGACACCCAGCTTCCGGCGGGCGACCTTCAACGGGCTGACGCCGTCCTCACGCTTGGCGAGGTCGACGGCGTAGCCGATGGCGAGGAGGAGTTCCCGGGTCTCGTGGCCGACGCGGGGGTCTTCGTAGACGGCAGCGACGAACTCGGGGAACGTCCGCTTGGGGCGCTGTTCCTGTGCGGGGGCCGGTACGGAGCGGAGCATCATGCCTCCTCGTCGACTCGGTGGTCTGGGACCCGGGGCTCGTTGATGCGGCGGACTGTGACGGCGGGGCTGCGGGGCGGGGGCGGGTCGTTGCGGTGCTTCCACGCGTCCCAGTCCTGCCGCGGGTGGGCGAGGCACCAGGCCAGGTTCTCGGCGGCCAGCACGGCCCAGATCGCCCACCAGCGGGCACGGTGGCGGCGGATGGACTGGTCGTACTTCGCCCAGTTCGCCCAGTCGGAGACGCGCCGTGCGGGCCTGTAACGGCCGAGGGCGTAGCCGGCGGTGACCAGGCCCAGGGCCGCGGCCGCGGCGGCCAGAGGGGTCACGACACCGTCTCCAAGCTGATCTGCCGCTGGACGGCGGCGAGGACGCTTTCGGGGACGGTCCACAGGCCGAGCTGCCCGCGGACTCCGAGAACGGGTTCTGGCAGCAGACGGACGCTTCCGATCTCCCAATGCCACGAGTCAGGGAATCCCCATGGGCGGCAGCAGCCGGTGTCCTCGTGGCAGCCGACCACGTCGAAGACGGCGATGATCGCCTTGCGGTAGAGGGGCCAGTCGGTCATGCCGTCGGTCAGTGCGCGCGGTACTTGGCTGCTGGGGCGCGGGGTGCGGTCGTCGGCGGCGCCGGCGTGGAGGCAGAGGGTGGTTCCGAGCTGGTTGGCGGGGATGCGGCGGGGACGGTTCTCGATGCGCTTCGGGCCGTGGGCGATGGCGGCGGCCCACGGCTGTCGGACGGTCAGGGCTCTCACGGGCTGGTCCTCTCGCAGGTGGGATGTTGGTGGGCAGCCGTACCCATGGCGTGCGGGTAGTCGTAGGCGCCGGGGATCGGCTGCCACGTCTCCCCATGGGCCCCGCAGGTCTTGCACCGCCATCGTTCACCGCCGTCGACCTGCTCCAGGCCGAACCGGGCATAGAAGGCGTCCAGCTCCGTCTTGCGTTCCTGGTAGATGGTGGTGCGCCGCTTGTAGTCCCTGTAGACGTTGCCCCGGTAGCGGGGGTCGTCGATCGTCTCGTTCCAGCCCGGCTGGTAGTCGGGGTGGTCGCGGAAGAGGCGGGCGAGGCCGCACATGGTGGTGCAGGGGACGCCGGCGGTGGCGGTGCAGGTGACGCAGGCTGCGGCGGAGCGGCCGCGGGCGTCGATCCAGATGTTGTGCTGGTTGGCGATGAGGTAGAGGGAGTCGATGCGGTTCAGTTCGGTGTCGCGGGTCTCGCCTGGCGGGAGCTGTTCGGCAGTCTGCTGGGCTTCGGCGAGGCGGGCGTACACGAAGTCCTCGCAGCGGAACTCCCACCGCCACGCCGGATCGTCTGGGCCGGTCACTGAGTGTCCCCTTCGGGGTCGTCTGCGCAGCCACAGCGGACTCCGCCGCTATGCCGGGGCGGGTCCGCAGGGACAGCGCGAAGGTTCGGGCAGCCGTCCGGGAAGGTGGGGCAGCGCTCGATGGTGGCGACGGCCGGGTATAGGTCGGGGAAGGCGAAGCAGGCGTTGACGATGTCGGCGAGGATGGCGGCGTTCAGCGGGATCTGTTCGCCTTGCGGGTGCATGCTGCCGCGGACGTAGCCCATAACGGCGGCGTCCTGGAAGAGTGCGCGTTCGCGGTCAGTGAGGCTGTTGAGGAAGGCGTGGACTCTGTCGGCTCGGGCTGCCTGCCGCTTGGCGAAGTACTCGTTCAAGGCGGCGTCTACCTGGCTCTCGCGGTAGTCGGTCACAGGCGGGTCCTCTCGGAGGTGTCGGTGGCGGCGAGGATGGCCTTGCAGGTGTTCAGGTCTTCGTCGGCTTGGGTGAGCAGCTCTCCGCCACCGGCCCAGATCCGGGTGCGCGGCTCGTTTTCCGCGAAGACGACGAGGCCGTGTTCGACGTGGAAGGTGCGGCCGTTGACGCGGCAGGTCTCGGCTTCGCTCCAGTCGCGGGTGCACAGCCATACGCCGTGGGCGGTCCAGTACTCGGGGCAGGGCGTTGTCCAGATGGGTTCGCCGTTGTCGAAGGTGGCGGTGTAGAGGAAGACGGGGCGGATCTGTTGGCAATGCTGGCAGCGACCGACCCTGGGAAGCGGGTCCATCACGCCTCCAGGGCAGCCGGGTCGCCGTCGGGCTCGCCGGGGTCGACTTCGGGGTGGGTAAAGCGGACCGGCTTGCCCAGGGAGCGGGCGTAGGCGATCTCCGCGCGGGTGGAGTCGCCGATGTAATCGCCGACGACCAGGACTTCGTCCGCGAGGCGGATCTTCGCGCGGTGCAGGTCGTCCAGGCGGGCCTTGAGAACTTCGGCGTCGGCGGGGTCGGCCCACAGGGGGTGGGGCTCCTTCATGTTGCAGCCGGGCTTTACGACGATGTGGCCGTTGGCGGTCTCGATGCGGTCGATTTCGGCCATGAGGTTCATGAAGCGGGTGGAGCCGCAGATGGCGACGATGCGGGGGATGCCGAGGCGGTTCTTGGCGTCGGCGAGTTGCTCTTCGGGGGTGAGGAGCTGGGGGTAGGTCACGGGTTCTCCTGGTCGAGGTGACGGGGGTTGGCCGTGGGGCGCTTCCCGGAGATTGCCTGTGGTAGACCAGCCTGCCGCTGTTTGGGCAGGGGGTTCCCTGTGGCGGTGGGGAGGAGGGTTCAACCAGGCCACTGTACCGCGCTATGCATGGCACAGCAATGCGTAGTGGGTGGGGTTGTTCAGGCGGCGCCGACCTCACCCCGCCACAAGACGCCCCGTGAGACGCATGACCGCAGATGAGGCGCCCTGCCAGCCAACAGCGCCCGTGCGCCCCCCAAGCCCTCTGCCCCACCGGCCAGGCGCCGCGCACCGTCGAAACCATGGGCGCTACGAGGCAAGCACTGTGCGCGGGACGCGGGGACGGCAGCGACTGCCCGAACGGGGAAGTCCTGACGGTCGAGGACGGAGCTGCGGAGGTCCGGTGCGAGGAGTGCCGGCACTACTGGGAGCTGGACGAGACGGAGCCGGGCCGCCGCCCAGTCGTGGATGACGGGCTGACCCGGCCACTGGGGGATCCACGCGAAGCCGGCCACGGGACCGCGGCATAGAACGGTGGCGTGAAGGACAGCACCAGCCCGCCCCGCCGTGGACGCCCGCCGACTAGCGCAGGACGGGGTGCTACAGCACGGCGGCGAGGACGCCGGCCAGGGCGAGCGCGGTGATCCCGGCGCGGGTGCAGTCCACCGCGGCCCGGACCCGGCTGTACTTGCGGCGGGCCAGGGCGGCGAGAGCGCGTACCTCGTCCGGTCCCGGGCCGGCCGCCAGAGCGGCGGCCAACTCGTCGTGGGTCATCTCGGGCCACCGGGGCCAGCCGGGGCCGTGCAGGTTCGGTCGTACGGCGGTGAGGAGGATCAGTGTGGCGGTGAGGAGGAGGGCGGTGCCTAACCCGCCGGTCACGGTCACGGCGGCGGGGGGTCGGGTGTTGGCGGTGAGGGTGATGATGCCGGCGAGGCTGGTGCCGGTGAGGGCGAGGAGGAGGCTGGCTTTGGTGTCGCAGCGGGCGATGTGAGCGGTGAGGTCTTTCACGTGGTCGTGGCAGCGGTGGTCGGTTTCGGCCGGGGTGGTGGTCATGAGCTGGTCCGTTCTATGTCGGGTGCTGGCATGGAAAAGCCCGGCCACAGTGGGGTCGCGGCCGGGCTCTGAGCGCGGAAGGCGTGGTCAGTCGCCGTAGTCCTCGGGCAGGCCATGGCGGCGCAGCCACTCGCCCTCGTAGTCGCTACGGCCGACGGCTTCGAAGGTGGCACGGGCGTCGTTGACCTCGTCGTCGGTCATCTGCGTGGAGGTCTTGTTCGCCCAGGTCTTGCCGGTGAGGTCGGGCCAGCGGTCGGCGGAGCCCATAGCGGTGCCCCTTTCGGTTGAGTGCCTGCTGGATGGGGTGTGGGTCTGGGCGGTCAGTCGCCGACCATCGTGCGGTACTCGTCGGTCATGTCCCGGACCACCTCGAGCACGACGGCCGCGCGGAGCAGGAGCCCCTCCCGGGTGTCGCCCTCGGTGTTGGCGGCCTCGGAGAGGAGCGTGCCCGCGGTCTGGAGGTCGTCGTGGCCGTTGATGCCGGCCTGGTGGAAGTTGTCGACGGCGTAGTCCAGGTGGTGGAGGAACTCGGTGAGGTTGGTGGCGGGGGTGGGGTTCTCGGCGACGTAGGCGAGGTTGTCGGCGTGCTGGGCGATGAGGCTGTCGACGGTGACCGTGGCGGTGGCGGTCATGCGGGTCCTTTCGGCTACTTCAGCTGATGGAGGGCGGCGAGGATGCCCAGTGCGGTGAGGACGGCGTTGGCGCCGGCTGGTTCGAGTACGGCGAAGACGGCGAGGAGGGGCAGGAGGACATAGAAACGGGTCAGATCGTGGCCGGGCATGGGCTGTTGGGCTCCGTTCGGGTCGGGGATGATAGGCCGGCCCGGCCACGGTTGGGTGTGAGGGGGCACCGGTCGTTCTGGGTGTTCGGGCGGTGCCCCCGGGACATCAACGTACCCCATTAGACATGGCACTGCAATGCATAGGCGGGGATTGGTGGCGCCCCCATGCCGACCGTTCCCCGCGGCGCCCCCAGGCCCGAGAAGCCAGAGGCGCCGCGCGACAGGATGGGCGCAGCAAGCGACGTGTCAGAGATCCTCGTGAGGCGGAAGATCCCTGGCTGGCTTGAGACCATCCGGCATCGGCTTCGGCAGCAGCGTCCACAAGGCTCGACCTCGTTTCCCCCACTGCATGTCTGCCATCCCAGTCTTCTGGAGTGCGCCGAGGCCCTTGGTCACTGAGGTCTTCGGCAATCGAGACCGTGCAGACAGGTCATCCCCGTGGAACGGAACGTGCAGTCCGAACAACTCGATCCCCAGTCCGTAGACTGCGCCACAAGACCGCGCAGCCTCCCCCGCGGGAGAGGACCGGTCCAGGACAAGCCAGTGGGGGCTTGCATGTGTAAGGACTCGTGGTTCGACCTTCCACAGGGCGCTAGTGACTGCGGACCGTGAGAGGCCGTAGCGGCTCGCCAGGTGATGCGCTGAGGGAAGTGCTGTCGCAGGCGGGAAGACTCCAGCTTCGATGTCATCCCTGACCATCCGTAGCGCCTCCGCCACGTACGCCTGGTCCTGGGTGCGGCGATCCTCGTTATCGATCTTGTTCTTGGGATTGCTGCGGTCGTACCGAGGGCCCTCTGTCTCGATGGCATGCAATTCCGCGATGCCGGCTTCGGTGCGGTTCGCGAACCAAGTCACTTCCTTCCTGGCTACTTCGTGCCACCACGGCTTTTCGCCTGCGTGGCTTCGCCAGCGTGACTTCGGGTCGCTCGTGATGCCGACGTACAGCAGCTCGCCAGCAGCGCCGTAGAAGCGGTACACCGCGGTGCAACCGGGAGCAGGCTGGCTTGGAAGGGGTCCTGTCGCTTCAGTCTCCTCGTTCACGCGGTTACGTCCTCTCGGCAGTCAATGCACAGGGCGTCCTCGGTGGAGTTTCGCAGCGGCCTGTGACACTCCGGGCACTTCGCCTTCTGCCGTCGAGGAGCGGCCTGCTCGGCCGTACGCGGACTTGGCAGCAGTGGAGCATCAGGAAGGTTGTCCGGGTCCAGGCGATGCCGGTAGACGGCAGCCAGGGACTTCGCAGAGTCCGTCTCCTCGGTCAGCTGCACTCGCAGCTTGTTCTCGGTCCAGCCTGCCGCCAGAGCCTCACCAACTCGCTGAATGAGGTGGTTCCTCTGCCGAGGGCCGGGAAGCCGCCCCCGATACGGAAGGCTGTCCACGAAGGCGACCGCCGCGGGGTTCTGCTCTTCCTTCTGCTGCGGAGCATCCCCACCCCCTCCTCCCTCCTCATGGCCCTTGCTCGAAACCGGGACAGCAGCTTCTTCGCGCGCGGGGGAGGAGGAGGTACTTCCCCCTGGTTCTTTAACCCCGTAGGGGTTAACTCCCGCCTCACCGGCAGCCGGTCCACCGGGACCCGGTCGGCCGAAGTCCGGTCCACCGAAGTCCGGCGGAGCGGGATTCGGTCCGACCTGCGAAAACTCCGATTCGGTTGAGGTGGCCGGTACGACAGCAAGACGCGTACGGTTGACCGCCTTCGCCTTGCTCCATGGCTTGGGCAGGGTGGCTGGCAGTGACGCAGGATCCTGCGGTTCCTCGTAGATCGTCGTCTTGGTGACGAACCGCCCCCGGTCGCCCTGGATGCGTGTCCGTACGAGGTACCGCTCTTTCTCCAACTCGTTCATGTAGCCGGCGATGGCGCTCCGGCCTTCGGGGTTGTCAGCGGCCAGAGATCGAATGTCGACCTTTGCGCCAGGCGGCAGGCTGAGCAGGTACTCAGCCAGCCCGCGGGCGCCGAAAGAGAGCCGGTTGTTTTGAGCGAGGGCGTTGTCGATGATGACGAAGCCGCGCTGCTTCTTTGGACCACGCTCGATGTTCACGCCGCCACCTCCGCGGTGCGGAGGAGCTTGCGGGGGCTACTTGCCGTGGTGCGGCTTGGTGCGGGTACCCTCACTTGTGGAGGCCCTTCTTATCGGGTGGGACTCGAAGATCCAGCGGGTTGCAGCCCGCTGGTTGCGCTCGAACGGCCGGCCTGAGGTAGCTGCGAACCTCCTCTGGGCTGGCCGTTCTGCGTATCCGGGTGCTGGGGCTGCGATCCCAGTACCGGTAAAGCGGTGCTCACTGGGCTGACGCGGGGTCGCGCGGTCGTCTAGCCGGGCCTCGCCCAGTGGGCGGGTACTTCTCGAGGTAGTCGAGCAGCACCTTCGTGCGCATCATGCGGGTCTTCCCGGCGATCAGATATGGCTCCTGGTCGGGGCCATCGCCGAACGGCCACCGCTGTTCTGCGGGCACCTTCTTGTTGCTTCTGGCGATGGCCATGTGTCGAAGACCGCGGGGCGTCATGCTTCCGGCGATGCCGCGGTTGACGATCAGCGCGGCGGCATCGGCGAACGAAATGTAATCGGGTGCTTGACGCTCAGTCATCGACGCACCCCATAGCGACTACTTCCGCTGAACGGCAGTAGAGTCTTCATTGGATCTCCTAGCGGGGATTCCCCACCGACGAAGATTTCGCAGGTCAGCGTCGTGTGGGGCGGCCGGCCGTGCCACTGGTGCGGTCGGCCGTACTACGTTTTACTCCTGAGGCCGGAGTGAAGTGGTCCAACGAAGGATCGTGGAACCCTCAGCGACCTTGACAGCCACCTCGACAACGCGGCCATCCTCCAGCGTCACAGTACGGACTACCTGTGTCACGACGACCTCGCTGGCGGTCAGCCCCAGCGCTTCCTTCTCGGTCGTCGTGGCGAGCCGGCTCGTCACCTCCTCCAGCACCTGGTCCTGGGCAAGGCCCAGCCGTGAAGCCGCGAGCTCCCGCGAAGCGCCGGTAGACACCGGCTCCGTCAGCTCGGGAGTCACCGCGATGACGTAGGCCGGGTAGTAGCTGCTGCTCAGGTGGATCGGGAGCCCATTCCGGCTGACTACCCTGCGGCGCACCTGAACGGGCGTCCCAGGGGGAACGTCAAGCCGCGACGCCACCAGCTCGTCGGCACCGGTCGTGCCGACTTCCAAGATGCGCGAGCTCTCACCGCTATCGAGCGCGCTACCAGTCGCGCCGTGCAGCGCGACTCGTGTGGCGATGTTGTTGCTGACGGGACCGGCGACGACTGTCGTCTTTCCGGGGCGCGTGAGCGTCAAGCCCTCCATCTTCAGCATCCGGAAGGCGCGGTGTGCAGTCGTGTGCGCCACGCCAAACTGCTCGCTGACTGCCTTGTAGCTTGGCATGTCGTCGCCGGGCCTCAGCGTCCCGTCGCGAATCTGCCGCCGGAAGTGCTCAGCGATCTCCGTGTATCCGGTGGTCTCGGGCATGGTCGACCTCCTCTCTCTGTCATTTGGCTGCACCCCTCATCGCGTGCAGCGGTACACCCCTGAGGGTAATCCAAGAAAACATGTTGCGCTACTAGTAGCGAAGCGAGTCGAAACTAGTCTATGTTGGGGTTGTCGGGAACGACGGCGGCCCCAGAAACGCCGAACGGCCCGGGTGTGTCACCACCCGGGCCGCTCAGGGGCCCCGAAGGACCCGACAGATCGCTACCCGCCTTAACCAGGAGCGAACTGCCATGCGAAACCGTATCGGACTCGCGCCCAGCACCACGCCAGCAACAAGCAGTGTCGTCGCACACAGCACCGGCACCATCGCCACCCCGGCGTCCGGCCCCGTCATCCCGATGCCCGGCCGGCTCACCGTCTCCTACTACGACCTGACCCTCCACACGGGGGCCGACCCGGCGCTCGACGAGGTCCCCGACGGGTCCGTCGTCTACGCGATCGGCACGATCACCGCTGTCTCTCAGTTCGACGGTGGCCGCATCATGATGGCCATCGCCGACGAGGACGGGCACAGCGCGTACGTCCTTCTCACCCCGGGTGTTTTCCGCGCGGCCAGGATGGCGCTCTACTCCGGGGTCAGGGTGATCGTCCGCGGGTCCGTGTTCCGTACGGGTAGCGGGCCGGCCATGATTCACGGCCACGGCGTGCATGTGAGGGCCGCGTGATGGCGACCTATCTTTCCCAGTCTGACGAGGCCCTGCGCCGTGTCACGGCAAAGCCCGCCCTGAACGTTTCGCGGGCCGCTGCCCGGTACCGGATCACCTCGGCGCTGATCGCGGACATGGCGAGGGTCATGAGCACGCGGGACCTCACCGACGTCGAGCGGGCCGACCTGGAGCACGTGCAGGCCGTGAACTGCGAGTCCCGGGCCGTCCTCACCGCCGCTGGCCGGCTTGACCTGATCGGCGGTGCGTGATGGACGACCGGGACCGTGCCATCGAGCACCTCGCCGAAGCCATCTACCTCTTCGCCTGCATCCGCGACACCGGCGACACCCCGACCGTGCCCGTGCAGATCGGTGAGCACCAGATCACCGTCACGCCGAAGACCGCCGAGGCCCTCGCCGACATCGTCGACTCGACGATCACCCGGTCGGCCGTGGGCCAGCCCGCCACGGCGGCGCCGGTACGGGAGCAGTGCGGCACGGGGGAGTGGTCCGCCGCGGCGGTCGCCCAGAACGACCCCGCCCTGTACGCCGACATCACCGACCTGTTCGACGAGATCAGCCCCGAGACCTACTTGGACGACGTGTTCGGCTCCCCGGACCCGGAAAAGGCCCTCGCCGCGTACGAGCAGATGGTCACCGGCGAGTGGGACGGCGAACTCTGATGGCCGGCCCGTTCCCCAGCACCGACGGCAACGCCGTGCCCGCCCTGGACGACACCGAACTCGGCGGCCTCCTCGACGACCTGGACGGCATCCACGCCGGGATCGACCTCATCCGCGACGGAATCCGCCTCATCGCCCTGGAACGCCTCACCCCCGAGCAGACCCAGCTCCTCACGGTCACCCTCGCCGGTTCCCCCGACGGAACCGACGTCCTCGGCCTCATCGCCCAGGCGGTCGCCCGCCTCACCGACCCCGACACCAACCCCGCACTTCGGACGCTGCCCTTCGACCGGCAGAAGACCTGCCAGCAGGCCGGCGAGCACCTCGTCTTTGACCTGGCCGACCCCAATCTCCGCGACCACGCCTCCCGTGCGTCCGCGGCCATCCACACCGACTGAAAGGACCCACCACCATGGCCCGCTTCCAGATCGTCACCACCGACGACCAGGCCCACACCGAAGGCGAGCCCAGCTTCGCCTTCCAGAGCCTCGGCCACGACTCCGTCCGCCTCACCACCTACGACCACGACGGCGACTACGTCGTCCTCCGCTACGAGCACGGCCTGGAGCTGAGCATCCCGGAGCACCGCATCAAGCACATCGCCACCACCCCCGCCGCCTGACCACCCCCGACCAGGGCCCGGCCACCGATCCCCCGCGGGGGCCGGGCCCCACACCCCTCCGGTCCTGCCGGAGGCCGCACCACCACCGCCCCCGGGTGGTGCGGCCCCCAGCACGACCAGCCGCCAACTGACCAAACATCGAAAGGCACCGTCATGACCACCCAGACCACCGCTTGGCCCGAGGGCGTCATCATCCGCTACCTGACCGTCGCCGGGTCCGCGCTCGGGCGCGACGACCTCACCGTCGACATCCGCCACGACACCCTCTACCTCTCCGACACCAGGCCGAACGTCACCGTCGCCCGGTGCGCGGGATGCGACAACTACCGCACCGAGGAGTGGAAGCAGCACGCCCACCGCGTCAGCAACGGCAGCAGCGAGGCCGACGACGAGGCCCGCGAGTGGGCCCAGGCCCATGCGGAGACGTGCCGCGCCATCCCTCGCTCCACCGCCTGACCACTCATCCCAATCCCACTGACCCTAGAGGTCCACCCCAAGCCTCGCGAGAGGACCACCGTGAACAAGCAGCGCATCAAGACCAACACCATTAAGACCGCCGCCAGCGTCACCTACTACGGCGGCACCCTCGGCGCCGGCGTCGCCTTCTACGAGCTGATGAACCAGCCCAGCGCCCTCGGCATCGTGACCGTCCTCGTCGTCACCCTCACCGTCGAAGGCATCCTGCGGACCCTCATCGACGAGATCCTCGACGCCCTCACGCCCTCCCAGCCCACCACCGCGGCCAGCACCCTCGCCAAGACCGAGGGGAGCGCCCGATGACCGGCATCGAGTTCCGCGAGGCCCACGGCGACCCCGCCAACTGGGACGACGACGAGTACGAGGCGTACTTCGCCATCACCGCCGACCAGACCCCCACCCCCGACAGCCATCACCTCGCCGCCTAACCCCCAGCCACCACCGCACAGGAGGACACGGATGAGTACCGCCATCATCGCCGTACTGGGAACCCTCGCAGGGTCCCTCCTGACCGGCACGCTCCAGCACTACAGCCAGCGCGCCGTCCTCCGTGCCGAAGCCGCAAGCACCCGCAAGCGGGAAAGCCTGGCCGCTGTCGCGGACCTGGTCGCCGCACTCGCTGACCACCGCCGCGCCATGTGGGTCCGTGAAGACCTGCGCCTGAAGGGCGCCGACTGGTCGGAGGCCCGGGCCGAGAGCCACCGCACCCGCTCCGCCCTCACCGCCCCACTCCTCCGCGTCCAGCTTCTCCTGCCCGAGGTTGCTGCCGAAGCACGGGCCGCCGCGAGCGCCACTTACGCACTGCGCGGCGCCTCGGAATCGGGCGAGACCGGACTCGCAGCCCGCAGGGACCACGCCATCCACGCCACCGACGAACTCGTCACCGCCGCCGGCCGCCACCTGGCCACCGCCGCCTGACCACCAGAAAGGACACCGCCCACCGTGACCACCGTTCAGACCCCCACCGAGCAGGCGCCCCCACGCAAACTGTCCGCCGGACAGATCTCGGTCCTCGCGGTGGCCACCATCATCATGGCCGCCGTCGGCATCGCAGGAGCCATCGGCACCTACGCCAACGCCAACGCCGAACTCAAGCGCTCCGAAACCGCCCTCGGCATCGTCGCCGCCGGCGAAGGCGCCACCCTCGTCGCCGCCCTCGTCATGATCGGCGTCACCATGCTCGGCCAGGCCGCCCCCTTCATCGCCCGAGCCGCCCTTTGGGTCCTCCCCGCAGCCGCCGCCGTCATGGGCCTCGCCATCGCCCCCACCCCGCGCGAAGCCGTCATCTACGCCCTCACCCCCCTCGCCATGACCGCCTCCGCCGAAGGCATCAGCTTCCTCGCCCGCCGCATCGTCGTACACCGCACCGGCACCGACACCGAAGCCCAGCGCCGCAACGCCGAGATCATGCGGCAGATCGCCTTCCACGCGGCTCAGGCCGAACGCCACCCCGACAAGAAGGTCCGCCAGACGTCGGCTCTCACCGCGTGGAAGCTCATGCGCCGCATCGGAGACGGCGACACCCAGCTCGGCTCAGGGCTCATCGCCGTCCAGCGAGAGCGGCTCACCGACGGAGCCAACACGGCTCTCCTGTCCATGCTCACCGGCACCCGTGAGCCCGCCCCGTCTCACCCCGCCCCCCTCGCCATCGAACCCGCTGAGACGACCCCTGAGCCGACCGGGAGCACTGTGATCCTGAGCCACACCAACGGATCCACCAGCCCGGCTCACACCCCGAACCTCCCCGACACCCGGCCGATCATCCAGCCCTCTGACCAGTTCATTCGCCGTGAGCCCGTCTTGAGCCCGGCTGAGCCCGCTTTCTCCAAGACCACCCAGACGGCCACCGAGTCGATCCCTGAGCCGGACACCGACGAGCCGGACGAGAAGGCTCACGAAGCCGACGAGAAGGAGCAGCAGATCATCACGCTGGCTCACCGGCTCAAGTCCGGTGAGCGGCTCACCAAGACCACCGCGGCTCAGATCCTCGGAGTGAGCCCGGCTACCGCCGGACGACGGCTCAAGGATGCACGGGACCGCGTCAACGACGGGACGGGGATGTACCTGTGAGCCGCCACCAGACGATCAGCGAGCCGCGGGTGGCCACCCCGTCCGCGGCGCCCACCCGCGCGCCTCAGCCCACCACTCGGCGGCCGGCCCCGGACCCCCTCCCGGTACCGCCCGCCGCCCCCGACCGCCCCTCCCGACTCCACCAGCTCATCCCCCGCAGCGCCCGCAACCTCATGGCCGCCTGGGGCTGGTGGCAGAACCCCACCCCCCTCCCGCCGTCCGCGCACCTCGACCAGACCCTCGCCGTCCTCGAACGCTACGGCTGGTGCCGGTCCCTGGACTTCAGCCCGACCGGCCGCATGTGCATCCGTGGCGCCCAGACCTTCCTCGAGTACACCGGCCACGTCACCCCCCACGCTCGCGCAAGGGCCGTCCACTACATGCAGCACTCCCTCTGGGCCGACGGCATCAACATGCCGTTCTACGCCTGGAACGACCTCCCCACCCGCACATTCCCCCAGGTCCAGACCCTCATCACCGTGTCCGCAGCCACCGCCCGAAAGAACGGAGAATAAAGCAATGTCCCCCGATGAATTCGCCAGGGAATTCGAGCCCGAATTCATTCCCGCCCAGTCCGGTTACATTCCCGCCGCTGGCCCGTACGGACACCCCGTCCAGCCCGTCCAGCCCGGCCTGACCAAGCGCGGAAAGGCCGCCCTGGCGATCGGTGCGACTGTCATCGTCGGCGGTGGATTCCTTGCCTGGCAGAACCACGCGGAACAGGCCGCAGCGAACGAGATCCGCGCGCAGGAACTCGCCGTCCGGCAGCAGCAGATCGAACTGGAAAAGATGAAGGAACTCAACAAGGCCAACGTCGTCCAGCAGAAGACGCAGGAAACCCTGGACGCCGAGCGGCAGAAGCAGATCGACGCCTGCGTCAAGACGAACAAGGACCTGGTCGGCAAGCAGCTCGGCATCACCTACAGCCGCGTCCTGGACGACTGCCAGGCCCGGTTCGGCACCGTCAACGACGCCACCAGCGCGGGCATGCAGGAGGCCGCGTCCACCTCCGACTCGGGCGACGGCGGGATCTCCCCGACTGTGCTCCTCGCCATCGCGGCCGGCGGCTCGCTGATCGTCGGAGTAGCCGCGAACCGCGGCCGGAAGACCAACGCAGCGTAACCAGCCAGGTTCATTCCTCACTCATTCACAGCCCCCGGAAGCCACGCTCAGCCCTCACATGAGGCGCCCAGAGCGGGGCTTCCCGGCGGGAGTGAATGAGGAATGAAGCTACCGAGAGTGAGGATAGATGGCGACGGATACGGTCCCCGCAGCGGTCCCCGGCCCCCCTGACCCGCCCGGTCACACCGCCGGCACCAACCAGGAAAGCAAGGGATTCCTGGCCGCCATGATGGCCCCCGTGGAGCCCGCACGCCCCACCTTCGACCTCGCCCGCGCCGCCGGCGACGCCACCCAGGCCGCCAGCCCGGACGGGCCGGTCGACCGGTCCGCCCCCGGAGTGTCATCCGCGTCGTTCCGGGACACCGCCGAGCAGGCCACCAAAGGCGCAGACCCCGCCGGAGCCCGCCACAAGCGCAGCGTCTGGAAGGAAATTTTGCTGGCTGCCGCTACTCGCTTGGCGAAAGGCGGCGGCGCCGCCAATAAGCGGCTCGATCTGGCGAAGGCGCGCGCCCAGGCCCACCAGGTGAAGGAAACCCGGACCACCACTGTGACGAAGTCCGGTGGAATTCCGGTCCGTAACAGCGGTGGATCCGGTGTGGGCTCGGACAAGGGGACAGGTAAATCGGGCGGGAACTCCTCGAGGAAGGGGCCCGTCAATTCTTCGGGCAGCCCGTCCAATGGTGCCGGCCGGAGTGGTTCTGGCAGCTCCGGGGGATCCGGTGGCGGCCGCGGACCCGGTGGGGGATCGGGCAGCAGCGCCTCCGGGGCGAGCGGACGGAGCGGCAAGGACACCGGCTCGTCCGGCAAGGACTCCTCAGGGGCACACCGTGGCCGCAGTGGCGCCGGTAGCAGTGGCCAGCTCGGCGCCGGCGGGGGCGCCGCCGGCGGCGAGAAGAACAAGAAGACCGTGACCCCGACCACGATCGGCAAGGACGGAGGTAAGCAGTCCCCTGCCGGATCCGGAGGAGGTGCCGAGAAGCCCGGCGCGGCAGGAAAGCACGGCAAGGACGGCTCCACCCGCACCACCGGCACAGGAACAGGCGGTACCAACTCGGGCAGCCGACCCGACCTGACCAAGCAACCCAACGACGGCAACGCAAAGAGCAGGGGCGGTGACGGGGACCGGCCCCGTAGCCAGCACCACGACAAGACCGGCACCAAGCCCACCGGCCAGCAGCAACCCGCGGCAGCCCAGAAGACACCGCTACAGAAATCCCGGGAGATCGGCCACGGCGACGGCACCAAGGCCCGCCGCATCGTCGACCACGTCAAGGCGTACACCGACGGCACCCGCGACGGCTGGCACGACGAGAAGACGAACAACGCCAAAGAGCACCAGCGTCTGGACAAGGCGCACACCGCTCACCAGCCGAAGGCGCACCGGCCCACGGCCCGCATCATCACCGAGAAGGGAGACGACGGAGTGACCACCGACGTCAAGCCGCTCACCGTCAACACCATCGACGCCAACACCCTGACCCTGGGAACCGAAGGCGCCCGCACCACCGTCGGCCGGCGCGAGCTGAGGAACTTCAAGCAGTACGAACGCAAGCTCGAAGCGAAGGAAACCGTTCTCCAGAAGATCGCCGAAGCGTGCGCCCGACTGGCGACGGAAGCCGAGGACGAGGCCAAGGACTGCCAGCAGCTCGTGGAACAGGCCAAGAGCGTCAAGGGCGGCGAGAAGCTCGTCGGCACGCTGACCAAGCTCGCCGAAGCCGCGAAGAACCAGGCCACCGAAGCCGCCACCCTCGCCCAGCGGGCCCGCAAGGCAGCGGAGATGTGCAAGACCGTCCTCACCAACATCCAGACCCGGTACGCGCCGCTGTACAAGGCCGTCGTCGACAGCGACGAGACGAAACCCGCAGAGCTGCGCTTCTACAACGACAAGGGCACCTACGCCCCCGCCGCCTGACCCACCCCTTACGGAGACCCTGATGTCCACAGAGCTGACGTTCAAAGCCCTCGCCCATGCCGTGCAGAGCAAGGAGAAGAAGCTGGCCCGCCACGCGGAAGGCGTGAAGCGCGCCGCGGACAACATCGCCCAGCACGCTGACGACACCGCCCGTGACGCCGACGCCCTGGGCGCCAAGTCCGTCGATCGGGACTCCATCTCCGAATGCCAGGAACTCGCCCGCATCATCCGCGGCGTCTCGGATGGCGCCACCGCCTACGCCGCGAAGGCCGCCGACACCGCGAAGACCGCCAAGGCCGCCAGCGACCAGGCCCGCACCACCCACGGAGGCTTCCAGGAAGCCTTCGACCGCTCCAACATCACCGACCTCGAGAACGTCTCCCGCGACTGGTTCGAGCAGGAATAACCCCACCGCTGCCCGGTCCCAGTCGCCCGGGCCCGACCTCATCACCCTGAAGGAGCACCGCACCCGTGACCACGAACACCCACTCCGCGCCACGCACCGACACGGCGGAACGCTTCGCGGCCATCGGCCAATGCGTGCTCCCCGTCGCCACCGGCGCCCTCGCCCCCCTGCTCGACCCCAACGCCACCGCCGCAGCAGGCGCCGCCTACCTCACCGGCGCGACCTTCATCGGCGCCGCCTACATGGACCGCCTCGGCACCTGGGCGAACGACCTGCCGGGCATGGACATCGTCCGAGCCCACCGCGACACCCTCGGCATCTCCACCATCACCACCGGCATGGCCCTCGGCATCGGCGCCTTCGGCGGACCCGCAGCCACCGACGCCCTCATGGCCGGCGCCCTCCAGCCCACCACCGTGCCCGGCATCCTCTCCCTCGGCTGGTGGGCCGCCGTCGCTCTCATCCCGCTGAAGCTGCGCCGCGTCCTCGGCCGTAAGCGCCCCACCGCCTCCATTCCCGGCGCCGCCCCCACCAACCAGACCACGCCCGGCCCGGTCACCCTCGCCGACAAGATCCTCGCCGCGTGGGACGCGCACATCTCCAGCCCCGACGGCGGAACCCACCGCCACCAGGTCCTCACTGACGTCACCGTCTACACCGACCGGTGGACGGGACGGATCCTCGCTCCCGCAGGAGCCGGCGTCACCGTCACCAAGGAAGCGATCTCCTCCGTCTACAAGGTCAACGCCGGCTGGATCAGCCTCGAGCACGGCGACCACGCCGGAGAAGCCCACGTCACCGTCTCCTACAACGCTCCCGCCGAACTCGACCCCAGCACCCTCCAGGGCGCCTGGAAGAAACGCGTCGCCTGCACCGGCGGCACCATGCCCAAAACCCACCTCGAGAACGTCACAGACGACCCCAACACCGGCGGCCAGGCCGCCTGGGTCGTCGCCGACGACGACATGAAGGGAGCCCTGAAGGCCCCCAACCTGATCGACCTCGCCGGGGACCTCCGCAAGTCCCCCCTGCTGATCTCCTACGAACCCAACCCCAACAACGTCCGCAAAGCGATCATCCGCGTCATGGACTCCAACCCCCTCGAAACCGGACACGACTTCCAGGGCCTGGACTCGATGAAGGCGTCCGCAGGCGGATGGTTCCCCATCGGGAAGATCATCTCCGGGCACCCGGCGCGCTTCCAGATGTTCGACCCCCAACTCGGAGCCCTCCACCTCGTCATCGCAGGCACCACCGGCAGCGGCAAAGGCGGAGCCGTCCAGATCATCTCCCTCGGCTACCACGCCAACGGCGCCGCCATCATCTACGCCGACCCCAAAGGCGCCTCCAACCCCGCCATCCCCAAGATGGCCGCCTACTCCGGACTCCAGCGCTACGGCGCCCTCGGCGCACTCCGCCTCTCCTACCACGTCCTCCAGCACCGCGTAGAAGAGGCCGCCAAGCACGACCTGAAGAACTTCCAGCCCTCCAAGATGCGCCCCTGGTGCCCCACCATCCTCGACGAAGCCCCCCAGCTCCTCGGCCCCAAAGTTCCCAACCGCGCCGAAGCCGTCCACATCGTCAAGTCCGGAGCCTCCCTGGGCCGATCCCTCGGCATGCCCCTGGTCCTCGTCACCCAGACCGTCAACCTCGACCAGATGGGCGGCGAACAAGCCATCCGCGCCAACCTCCTCGCCGGCGGCGCCTGGCTGATCCTCCGCACCGACTCCGACCAGGTCAACCTCGGCGACCTCCCCGCCGGCTTCGAAGGCATCGACCCCTCCCAGATCCCCGCGGTCTGGCCCACCGACGACGACTCCCTCATCTACGACCCCGACATCCCCGAGAACGACCCCCGCCGCACCTTCGGCCTGGGCTACCTCGCCGCCCCCGGCGGCCGCGCCGGCATGATGCGCATCGACACCCTCGAGGACGCCACCCCCCACATCCGACCCGAACTCGTCGCAGCCCCCGAAGACGTCCCCTGGTGGGGCGACCAAGACGTCATGGAGGAACTCGCCAACACCCCCCTGCCCGGCTTCGACGAGAAGGGCGACGGCAGCGACGACGATGACCGCGCCAGCGGCCCGGTCATCGCGCCCGGCATCGACCTCCAGAAGAAGGAACCCACCGCCGAAGAGAAAATCCTCACTGCACTCCGCGACGAAGCGGACCCCCTCCACCTCGACTACTTGGCCGGCGCCGCCGACATCGACCCCGAAGACTTCGAGACGACCTACGTGGACCGTGCGGCGCTCCTCGCCACGACCGGGCTGAAGGAGGGAACGTTCGCCAACGCCCTCAGCAAGCTGGAGACAGCCGGGAAGATTCACCGCGTGGCCGAAGGAAGGTCCGTCCGGGTCGGCCTGGGCCCCGACCCGGGGGAGTAGCCACCAGGGGAAGGCGCCTCAGACAAACGCCCGAATCTACGGCAGCATCATCCGTGTCGGCTCAGCCCCGGTGTCCCCGCGCCCAACTGGGCCGACACCCCACGCATATATCTCACCCCCTGGGAAACAGCACCCCCAGACCCGCTCGGCCCCACCAACCCCCAGTGGGGGGACCGAGCACCAGACGGCCCCGCAGCGCCTTCCCCCAGCGCTACGGGGCCGTCCCCATGCTCAGCCGTAATAGTCGTCCGTGTACTCCGGGCCCCCAGGCTCAGACTCACACCCCTCATACCGCTCCGGCGCCCCATGCGTCAGCACCAGCCCATACGACTGCGGCACAAAGCCACACCCCTTGTCCGTCCACCGGCCAGCCGCCACCGTCCACACAATCAGCAACACCAACACACCAACGATCTTCTGCGTGCGGGACGGCCTCCACCCACGCCTCTCGGTTTCGCTCATGCCGCGCACCATGACACCCCACGGCCACCAGGGGGAACACAACAGCGAAAATCGGCGATCATCCGTAACAAGGCGCGGGGCCTGACAACCACACAAACAACCGAGCGGGAGCCCCACCGCCATGGGATGGTCAAAACTCAAGCAGGACGAAGTCGCCGTCCGCCGCACCGCGCTGCTGAAGCTGCGCCGCGAAGGCGTCCGCTACGACGACCCGCGCATCGAAGCCCTCGGCTACGCCAGCCCCAACGCCGCCCGCCGCGACCTCACCCGCGCCCTCGAAGCCCACCGCGACGAAGAAGCCGCCGAAGTCAGCATCTACCGCCAGCAGGAGAACGAACGTCTCGACGCCCTCCTCGAAGCCGCCTGGCCCCGCGCGACACAGCCGTCCCCGGTCTTCGACAAGGAGGGCAACATCGTCGGCGAGGAACTCGACATGCGGGCCATCGACACTGTCCTGCGGCTCATGGACCGCCGTGCCAAGCTCAACGGCCTCGACATGCCGGCCAAGACCGAAGTCACCGGCGCCAACGGCGGACCCCTCCAGATGAGCCAGGCCGGTGACGCCGAACTCGAAGCCATCATGAACGCCGGGCCGGACCCCGCCCCGAACCTTGAGGGCGCCCCCGGCGAACAGCCCGGCGACGGCAGTGGCTGACGGCATCCTCGCCCGCTACCGGGCCCTACCCGCCGCCGAGCGCCGCAACATCATCCGTCACGCCTCCGACGACCTCCGCGCCCAGCTCGCCACGCTCGAAGCCGAAATGGCGATGGACCGATCCCCAGGAGCGCTCGCCGCCGTCCTTACTCACGGGAAGGAAATGCAGGCCCGGCACCTGGACATCATCGACCGCATCTACCAGCGCATCGCCGCCGGGGAACGCATCCGCGCCATGGTCACCATGCCCCCGCGCGCGGGAAAGTCCCGCCGCACCTCCCGCTGGGGCCCCACTTGGTACCTGCGCCGTCAGCCCGACCACCGGTTCATGCTCGCCTCCTACGCCGCCCACCTAGCCGACGACCACGGCCGGTGGATACGCAACACGATCACCGAGCACGCCCCCACGCTCGGCATTCGCCTCAAATACGGGTCACAGGCAGCCAACCGGTTCGACATCGACGGCCACGAGGGCGGCATGGTCACCGCAGGTGTTGGAGGCCCGCTGACCGGTCGCGGCGCGCACGTTGCCTGCGTGGACGACCCATTCAAAGGCTCCGAGGATGCCGGCAGCCCCACACAACGCGAGCGGGTCTGGGACTGGTGGCAGTCAGTTCTTCTCACCCGGCTCGAACCTCAAGGGTCCGTCCTCCTCGTGAACACCCGCTGGGACGACGACGACCTCTCTGGCCGACTCCTCAGGGAAGAACCCGACGACTGGATCGTCATCGACCTCCCCGCCATCGCTCTGTCAGCCGACGACCCCCTTGGACGGAAGCCAGGAGAAGCCCTCTGGCCCGAGCGGTACAACGCAGACGACTACGCGCGCATCCGGAAATCCGTAGGTGAACGTGTCTGGTGGGCTCTCTACCAGCAGCAGCCCAGACCTCTCGAAGGCGGCGTCTGGCAGTGGGCTTGGATCACAGGAAACCGCATCAGCCCCGCTGCATTCCGCGGTGTCAACCTCACACGGACCCTGATCGCCATTGACCCCTCCGGTGGGGCGGGCACAGCCAACGACGAAACCGGCATCATGGCGGCAGCCAGAGACGAGGCAGGAGAGCTGTACCTCTTCGCTGATCACTCTGGCCGGCACGGCGCCAACAGCTGGGGACGCGAGGCATGCCTGCTGGCACTCGACAGCGATGCAGACGCCTTCGTTGTTGAGACGAACTTCGGTGGCGACATGACCAGGCAAGTACTCACCCAGGCGTGGCAGGAGCTGCAACGCGCAGGCAGCATCACAAACCAGCCCATGCCACGGATCATCGAAGTGAACGCCAAGCAGGGCAAACGGCTGCGGGCAGAGCCGATCGCTCAGCTCTATGAGCAGGGCAGAGTCCACCATGTGGGTGAGTTCGACACTCTGGAACGCCAGATGGTCACTTGGGTGCCAGGCATGGACTCCCCAGACCGCATGGATGCTGCTGTGCACGCGCTGACAGAGCTGGCAGACCCGACACAGGCCGGCTTGGGCAGCCAGCAGTACACCGACCAGCGCCTCAGAGGACGACGCTGACCAGCGCTAACGTCTGCTCCAAGATGGCTGTGGTTAGAGACGACAGGCCACTACAACAGCGATCGTAGGTAGCGACAGAGGCTTCTCTGGGCAGTCCAAAAGACGGGATCGTATGCCTCGTGGATTATTAATCCACGGGGATGGAAGGTACATTGGCAGGCGGCTAGAGCAGTGCGGAAAGTAGTGCACTGGCCGCACAACGAAACAGGACCGCCCCAACCTGGCTGGTCGGGAACGGCCCTGTCTCTTCACAAGTGGGCTGTCGGACCAGGAGCTACGGCTTCGTCATCCCTGGAGTAGCAGCTCCAGGAGAGCGACGACGAAGCACCAGAAGCTCCAGTCCGGCTGTCCGTTTTCGTCCATTCGTCACCTCATCTGCGGCTCCTGCGACTTTTGGCCTGGCGAGCCGCACCCTCCGGGCCTAGGCGCCGGAGGGCACATGCAGTGACGGGTCGGTAACGAACACCCGCTGGAAGTCTAAGGCGTCCCGGGTAGTCCTCCGGACCACCCCCGTGGACAAACCTTCACAACTCCGGCCTATCGGGGGCTAGATGATCACGAAGAGCCACCTTTCGCCACCCCATCGGGTGGTCTGACGGTCGAACACACCCCCGCTCACCCCGCCGTTCCGGTGAACCGAACGAGCCCGGCCAGGGGGGAAGCCCCTCCTCCCGCGGCCCTACCCTGATCACAAGGCGCGGGGCCTGGAGCGGAGTGGAGAGGGATGCCGTGGGCTGGCTGTCCGGCGCCAAGCAAGTCGTCATCGACGCCTGGTCGTGGCTGAACTACAAGCCGATCTACGCCAACGACCGCGGCATCCCCTACCGGCGGGCCTTCCCCGAAGCCAAGGCCACCTGGGTCCCCGCCGCGGACGAGCGGCGCCTCGCCGCGTACAAGCTCCTCGCCGCCTACGACCACAACCAGGCCGCCGAGCTCGCCGAGGTCCGCGACGGCCCCGAAGCCCGCGAGAGGCGTGAGTTCGGCGACCCCAGCATGTTCGTCGACACGATCCTCGCCCACGTCCTCGGCCGTGAGCAGCACATCACCGTCCCCGGCGCCGAGAACACCGGCACCACCGGCAGTCAGGGGGAGTCGGCGGCCGCGATGGCGGAGCGGGTGCAGACCCTGCTGCGGGACTGGGCCGACACCGAGCTGCTGCCCATGCGGATCCAGCAGAGCGAACGTAAGGCAGTCCTCCTGGGTGACGGCGTGTACCGGCTGGCTTGGGACCCCACCAAGCGCCGCGTCACCGTCCGCTCCGTCGACCCGGGCTTCTACTTCCCCGTCCTGGAGGAGGACGACGGCGGCGAGTTCCCGAGCCGTGTCCACTTCGCGTGGGAGCTCGCCGAGGACACCCGCCGCGGCCTGAAGGCCCGCATCCGCCGCATCACCTACGAACTCGCCCCCATCGGCGCCCCCACCTCACCCAGCACCGACACCGACGGCCGGCCCGTGCGCGTGCCGGTCACCGTCGAAGGGCCCGAAGGCGAGCCGATACCCGTCATCGGCCAGGGCGACACCGTCGACCCGGACACCGGCACGATCACCCGCCTCTACCCGTGGTCCGACACCCCCAGCCCGGTCACCTGCTACCTCACCGACGCCACCTGGAACCTCGACGACCTCAAGGGGGACTACGACGTCGACTCCCTGCCGATGGCGAAGGCGTCCTACGCGGTCCGCTCCGACGGTGAGGTACTGGACCGGCTCGACCTGCTGATCGACTTCCTGCCGGTGATCCACGTCCCGAACACCGTCCCGGACGCCGAGGAGCACTGGGGCCAGTCCTCCCTGGCGAAGGTGCTGCAAGTCTTCGACGAGCTCGCATCATCGGACACGGACTCCTCCCGCGCCTCCGCCACCACCGGCCTGCCCATGCTCGCCGTGTCCGGCGTCACCGACTCCCGCTCCCAGATGGCCGTCGAACCCGGCGCCGTGTGGAAGCTCGGCGACACCGGCAAGCTCACCGCGGTCGACACCTCCCCGGCGCTGCGGGAACTCCGCGAGCACGTCCACGACCTCGCCGACCGCGCGGCGACCGTCGCCCGTCTCCCCGCCGTCGCGCTCGGCACCCTCGACCCGACGAAGGCACCCTCCGGATACGCCCTCGAAGTGTCCTTGGGCCCGCTGGACTCCCTCATCGGCAGCATGCGCCTGGCCCGCGACCACAAGTACGCCCTGCTGCTGAAGATGGTGCAGCGACTCCACCTGGCCGGGCAGCACCCCGACTGGGTCGGCATCACCGTCCAGCCCGCCAAGCTCGTCTTCGGCCCGTACAAGCCGACCGACCGCAACGGCATCCTCACCATGGTCACCCTCGGCGTGGAGAAGGGCGTCCTGTCCAAGGAGACCGCCATCCGCATGCTCATCGAGGCCGGCTTCCCCATCGAGGACGCCGAGGACGAACTCCGCCGGATCGACGCCCGCAGCTTCGATGACGCCCGCGCACTGGCCGACGCGCTCGGCAACGTCGAGGAGGTCGCCGCGTTCCTCGGCCGGAAAGCCCCCGACGAACCCGAGACGCCTCCTGTGCGACTCCCGCCCACCGAGGACGACGATCCCGAGGACGACGAAGAAGCGCCCGGACAGGAGCCGCGGGGGAGCAGGGGGAACACGGCGTGAGAAATGTGCTGCACTTGGATCTAGGCGCGGGGCCTGAACTGTCCATGGGAGGACTGTCTGTAATGCGTGCCCCCGCGCAGCACCGCCGCCCCGGTCTCAACGCCGCCCACGGCTGGGCCCATCCCTACACGGGCATCGAGGCCCTGGCCACGTTCTACAACGACGGCGGCGACCCGCCCACCCCCGCGGACATCCCCCCGAAGCGCACCACCACCACCGCGGGAGACCCGGACACGGTCGTCATGCCGCAGGAGAAGTTCACGCAGAACATGACCGAACAGAGGCGCCGCGGCCGGCACGCCGCCTACCGGGAGATAGCCGAAGCCGCCGGCATCGACTTCGACGTCGACACCTTCGACCCGAAGGCGTTCGCCGCGCAGTTCAAGGAAGCGCAGGCCGCACGGCAGGCCCTTCTCACCGAAGAGCAGCGCCGCGCCGAGGAGCTCGCGCAGAAGGAGCAGGCTCTCGCCGCGCGGGAGCAGGCAGCCGCCCAGCGCGAAGCCGAAGCCGCCCGCCTCGCCCGCGACGTGAAGATCCGTGCCGCTCTCGTCCGGCTCGGCGCCACCGGCGACGACCTCGACGACGCCGCCGCCCTCATGCGCATCGGTGACGACGCCGACGACGACGCCATCACCCAGGCCGCCGAAGCTCTCAAGGCCCGCCGCGGCGAACTCTTCGGCGCCACCCCCGCGCCGGCCCCGTCGCCGCTTCCCCCCGCGCCCGGCGGCGCCCCCGCGGGCGGCGGCACCCCCCGCCCGGCCCCCAGCAAGGACGACGCCAAGGCCAGGGCCCGCGAGCTGGCCGTGAAGATGGGCTACGCCAAGCCCGCCGCCTGACCACAGGCGACCGAAGACCGAGGGACCACGCCTCTCCTCCCGTGGACGACACCCACCCGGTGTCCGCCCCCCCAGTAGTACATCCTCATTCCACGGGAGGAGACCGGCATGGACATCCAGCCGCTCACCACGCAGGAAACCGTCACCGCGGACCGTCGCTGGCTGATGTCGACGTTCGGCACCGAGACCAACAAGACCATCACCCTCGACACCAGCACCTTCACCGAGCACACCCACTGGCTGCCGACCAACCGGCACGTCAACCAGCGCGTCCTGAAGTCCGGCCTGCCCCTCGGCCGGATCACCGCCTCCGGGCTGTACGGCATCTACGACTCCGCCGCCACCGACGGCCGCGAGGTCTTCGCCGGCCTCCTCGAGACGGAGACCGCCTACAACCCCACCTCGACGAAGGTCGGCGCCGCGCTCCGCATCATCGGCGACATCGACGCCTCCAAGCTCCCCGTCGCGTTCACGCCGCCCGCCGCCGCGAACCGCACCGACTCCCTCCACTTCTCCAACCTGGCCTGAGAAGGGACTGACAGACCATGATGCTCGAGGCCCTGCTCAGGGACATCACCCCGACCGAGATCATCGCGTTCGCCCGCGCCGTGCAGACGCCCGCGGACTACGCCCTCACCCTGAACGTCATGCCGGAACGGCAGATCCAGGGCGTGAAGTTCCGCACCCGCCGCACGTCCCGCCGGGTCAACGCCGCGAAGTACCGCGCGTACGACGCGCAGACCCCCGTCGCGTCCCGCGAGGTCAAGCGCATCGAGACCGAGGGCATGCTGCCCCCGCTCGGCCAGAAGTACCTCGTCGGCGAACTCGAGACGATCCTCCTCGCGGCCCGCCGCGGCGCCGACGCCTCCGAACTCGTCGAGGCGCTCTACGACGACGTGGCCGCCCACGTCCTGTCCATCCGGTCCCGCCTGGAGCTGGCCGCCGGCGACCTCCTGACCGACGGCAAGTTCACCCTGGCCAACGAGAACGGCCTCACCGTCGAGTACGACGCCCAGGTCCCCGCGGCCAACATGCCGACCGCCGCCGTGCCGTGGACGGACCCGACCGCGGACGCCATCGCCGACGAACTCGCCTGGCTGGAGACGCTGCGCGCCTCCGGTGCACCGATGCCGGAGAAGGTCGTCACCTCCTACAAGGCCCGCGCGCTCCTCGCCGCGAACAACGCCTACCGCGCCGCCTACTACGGGTCGGTGAACCCCTCCAACACGCCGACCGCCACGCTGGCCCCCAACGAGGTCGACACCGTCCGCGCCCGCTACAACCTGCCGCCCATCGAAATCTACGACGTGCAGATCCCCAAGGACGACGGCACCATGGCCCGCCCGATCCCCGAGGACCGGTGGGTGATGGTCCCGCCGAACCGGCAGCAGTGGGGCGAAACCCAGTTCGGCATCACCGCCGAATCCATCGAGCTGACGACCGGCGACAACCCGGCCATCGAGCTCGCGGAAGCGCCCGGGATCATCGTCACCCACGGCTGGAAGGACGACCCGGTCCAGGTCTACACCAAGGGCTCGGCCGTGGCGATGCCGGTCCTGTACGTGCCGGACATCCACATCACCGCGAAGGTGTTCTGATCATGGCCAAGCTCGCAGCCACCGTCCACGTGAAGGACCCGCGCACGCACCAGATGGTGCAGCTCGACGCCGGCACCGAACCGGAGCCCGAGCTGGCCGCGCTGGTCACCAACCCCGACGCCTGGGAAGGCGGCAAGGTCCCCGCCACGGCCAAGAAGACCGCCGACACCACCTCCACGTCCACCGACGACGGAGACGACGGCGGCGACAAGCCGGCCGCGCGTAAGACCGCGGCCCGTAAGCCGGCTCGGGGCCGGAACGCCGCTGACGAGGGCACCAGCGGCGACTAGCGGAGTGCGGGCCCGCCCCACGTGGTGGGGGCGCCACCCCGGCGGGCCCGCACCCGCATCCCCTGCCCTCACCAACCCAGCCCTGAGAGGACACCCGCCATGGCACTCACCCCCGCGGTCCAGGCATGGCTCCTCTCCGTGCTCGGCACCAACACCAACATCACCGACCTCGAAACCCGCTACACCCGCCTCGGCTCCGCCCGCGCCGTCGCCCTGGAAGTCCTCCGCCAACGCCTCGCCGACCTGCGCGCACAGCCCTCCACCATCAACGTCTCCACCGTCGTCGGCATCTCCTACGTGGAGAACATCAAGTCCTACGAGCGGCAGATCGAAGCGCTCGAGAACGGCGAGAACCCGGCCCCCGACGACCCCACCAGCCCGGATGGCGACAGCCTGGGCGGCATTGGCCTGCTCTACCTGAGGGAAAGGCCCCGCCGATGACCACCCCCGTCCGGCGCCGCGCCCGCACCCTCCGCCAGCGCATCCTCGGCTACATAACCGGCGCCGTCGACCGGCTCCGAGCAGCGTGGAGCATCCTCGCCACCGCCCAGACCCGGCTCCTCAACGCCCTCACCGACATCCGGCCGGGCCGCTCCGCCGGTACCGGTACCCGGCTGCGCGCCGCGCTCGCCGCGTTCAACACCAGCCTCGGTGCCTTCGCCCGGACCGCCGGTGCGTTTGCTGAACGCTGGGCCAGCAGCGACCTGCCCCTGATCTACCGGGAAGGCGCCTGGACGATGCTCGACAACGCCGCCCGGCCCAACCGCCTGTTCCAGTGGACCGACCGCCACCGCGGCGCCGTCACCAGCTTGTCCGCGCAGTACTACGCCGACCTCACCGCCCGCATCACCGAGGCCCTGCGCCGGGCCCGTGCCTTTCTTCGCGCCGTACAAGACGCCGCCCGCGATGCCCTTTCCGTCCGCATCGACGCCGCTGCGCTGCGCCGCGACCACCCGCTGGACACCGTCATCTACGCCAACAACGCCCGGCACCCCGTCGAAGCGTGGGCCCGCGCCGCCATTACCTGGCAGGCCGTCACCACCGCCAACACCGCCGCCGCCCGCACCGCGCTGGACGAGCTGGGCACCGATTGGGTGGAGGTCCGAGACGGGCCTGACTGCGGTTGGACCAGCCACGACGACCCTGACCGCGCCAACCGGACGCTGCGCACCGTGCAGGACGCCCTCGCCTACCCCTCAGCACACCCCCACTGCATCCGGGAGTTCCTGCCCCGCCTCGACCTGATCGGCCGAGCTGAAATCCGCTCTGGAGCGCTGCTGTGACCGAGACCCCAGCCGAGCCGCAGGCGCACGGCGTCCGCATCGACGCCCAGCCCGGCCATGCCACCATCACCATCGACGGCACCCCCCTGCCTGTCGGCACCGTCACCGGGTACACGCTCCAGCACGACATCGTCGGGGGTCTCCCCCTCGTCGTCCTGCACACCCGACAGTCCGAGGCAGTGGCCTTCGAGGGGCTCGCGCGGGTCGCCGTGGGTATCGCTGAAGGCCCCGCCGACATCGTGGCCGGCTTCCTCGCCCAGATCGACCCGGCCGAGCTGGAGAACGCCGCTCTGAACCGGGACGACCTCGGCACCGACAAATACGACCTGACCCGGGCCATGCTCCGGCAGCTCACCGACTGGGCGCGAGGGCAGCAGTAATGGCCGGCCTTGACAACGCGCTCGCCGGAGTCGTCACCTGGATCCAGGCCAACCTCATGGTGGACACCGTCCGTATCGTCCGCCCCGCAACCGGCGACCCAGTCCTCAACCCAGACACGGGCCGGCTCGAGTACCCCGAGCCCGCACTGGTCTACGAGGGGATCGGCGCCGTCATCGCTGCCGGTGCGCCAGGCGGAATCAGCTCCCTGCCGTCCGCCATCCTCCCCTGGGCGGAGGAGACGATGTCCCCTGCCCGCCTGCTCACCCCCCTCACGGCGCCGATCCCGGCCCGGGACGATCTGGTGACCGTCGTCGCTGTCCACAACCCCGCCAATGCGGCACTCATCGGACGGTCCTGGTTCTGCCAGGACCCCGGCCGGGCCTCCACCGTGGAAGTCGTCCGCATCACCCCCATGGACATGAAGCAGGCGCCCCGCACCCAGGGGAGTACACCGTGAACCTGGACGACCTCGCCGGCCGACTCGAGCGCGCCGCCGACCAGATCGGCCCGGTCACGGAGCGCCGGATCCGGGCCGTGGGCGCCGCCGGCGTCGCCCGGATCCGGCAGAACGCGTCCGGCCGGCCCGGGCCGAACGTCATCACCGGCCAGTACCGCGCCTCGTGGCGAGCCGTTGCTGAGCGGATCCCTCACGGCGCCGAGTGCACCATCGGCACGAACGCGCCGCAGGGACGGCGCCTCGAGTTCGGCTTCTGGGACATGACCGACAGCATCGGCCGGCACTTCTTCCAGCCTCCCTTCCCGCACGTCCAGCCAGCCCTCGGCTTCATCGAGGACACGCTGCACGAGCAGATGCGCGCCGCCGTGAGGGAGCTGTTCGAATGATCCAGAAACGACTGGTCACGAACTGGGTGAAGGCCACCCTCAGCGCCGCCTCCGGCATGCCGGTGGGGGAAAGCCGCGCGCCCACGTCGGGAGCCGCGCCGCCCTACTACCTGCTGTACTCCGTCGACACGCGAGTGTCCGGCGCTCCTTTTTCCGACCTCAGCGAGGACGGCTCGTTCGTCTACCAGATCACGTCCGTGTCCGGCCCGGACCCGAACGTGCCACAGTCCACCGCCGACCTCGACCAACTCGAGTGGATGGCTGACAAAGCGCGTTCCACGTTCCTCGGCCGGGACCGGGCTACTGGCCTGTGGCTGCACCCGCTCACCGTGCCTGGGCTGTTCTGCATGACCCGGTCCTTGGACGTGGAGTGGGGCGCCCAGCCGGGGGGAACGTCGGAGCAGGAAGCCGCGATAATGACCTATGTGCAGCGGTTCAGGTTCAACCTGACCCCTGCCTGAGCCCCTGAGGGCTCGTGCACAACCGCACCGCGGCGGGCCCCGCGGACGCCACCACCAGGTGGCCGCCACACCAAGCCGTGTAGCAGGGGCCCCCTCTTGGCCCCTATCCGCGAGGGGCCACCATGAGGTTCAACCGCAAGGGCACCACCCGTATCTACTACGTCCCGACGATCGCCGCGACCACACTGATCCCCACCACAGCGGAGATCGACGCCGGTACGGACTACACCGCGCAGATCAACGCGATCGACGGCTGGTCGCTGGAGAACACCCCGATCGAAACCCCGGACATGGCGTCCACCTTCGTGAGCAAGATCGGCGGTGACGACTCCGCAGCCGACTCCAGCCTCACCTTCTACGAGGACTCCACCACCGACACCATCGAGACGGACCTCGCCAAGGGCACGTCCGGCTACATCGTCATCTTCTCCAAGGGGAAGACGCCCGGCGCGAAGGGCATGGACGTCTATCCGGTCACCGTGGTCAGCAACAGCAAGGCGTACACCACGGACAACGAGGCCGCGAAGATCACCGTCCAGTTCACGATCACGCAGCGGCCCGTCTTCAACCAGACCGTGCCCACCGCCGCCTAACCCCGGCCGCCACCCCACCAGCCCCCGGCCGGGCCCGTGACGTACACGGGAAGGGCGCCACGGCGCCCGGCCGGGCCTTCCCGAAGGACACCCGCCATGACCACCTGGGACGCCCTCGCCAAGCGCCTCGACCGCGTGAAGAAGCCGGTCCGCACCTTCGCGCTGTGCGACGACCCCGACATCCGCGACCGATACGTCACCGCCAAGCGCGAAGCCGAAAGGGCCGACACCTACCTGCAATCCCTCTCCCCGGACGCCGACCCCCAGGCCCGCGCCCTGGTCGAAAAGCAGGCCAAGGATGCCCACGCGGAACTCGCCGAGGCGAAGGAGGCGTACGAGGCCCACACCGTCACCCTGCGCTTCCAGGCCCTGGAACAGCAGCAACTCGAGACCCTTCTCGCCGAGCACCCGCCGACCGAGCAGGACGAAGCCGACGGCGCCGAGTTCAACAGCGCCACCTTCATGCCCGCGCTGATCGCCGCCGCGTCCCTGGACGGCATGCCCGTCGAGGCCGCCGACCGCTACCTGAAGACCTGGACACCGGCTGACGCACGCGCCCTGTGGCACGCGGCCTGGTCCGTGCAGCACACCCAGCGGACCGACCTGGGAAAAGGCTGATCGACGATGCCGTCTTCCGCGCCGAGATGGAGCTGTGCCACAAGTGGGGCATCCCCCACTCGCAGTTCCGCGGGCACGGCGACGGCACCTGGACCAGCCTCGACCGTCGCAAAGCCCTCGCCTACGCCCACTACCTCAAGCAGGTCTGCCCCTCGTGCGGCACCCGCGCCGAGGAATGGGACGAGGCACTCGGGGGCGACGAGGACGCCTACCGGGCCGTCACCCACCGCTGCATCGGATGCCAGCTCATCGCCGACAAGCAGAAGACCGTCCCCGACGGCGACGAAGGGCACGGCGTGAAAGTCCTGCTGATCCCGGCCAGCGTGCACGCCGCGCTGCAATTCCAGCACACCCATTGA